TAAGACCGTGGATAACGCTTGTAGGGCATTACGGTTTAACAACTAGAGCTGCCAACTCTACTCAAAATGTTAAAATAAATATAACTTGTGTGTTGTTTGACAAAAATAATAACAATTCAATAAGAAAAATATATAACTTTACGGGCTGTGCTCCCGTCAGTATGGGTGGTTATGAATACTCTTACGACCAAGACGAGGGCGTAAAAAAATTAAAAGTAAATTTTGTATTTAATAGGTTTAGCATTGACGATGCAAACCCGTCTTCTTTACCTTCCTAAAGATTTTTTATAATGCCAGTGTAAGTGTTTAAGATGGCTTTTATATATGGAGTTAAGCTTACTGGATTTAAGGAAAAGAAATGGATAAATGAGCTACCTTCTAAGCTATATAGAGATCTTGTAAAATCCCTTTATAACGTAGACGATACTGCATTCCTATTACATCTAAATAACGTTATAGAACATATTTGTCCCGGGATATTACATGAAGGCCTTAATGTTATAGATAAAGTTATACTTCTACTTAATATGCGAGCTATTTGTATTAGTCCGAACCTTGCTTTAGAAGGAGAATGCCCAGTAACCAAAAAAAAATTTAAAAAGGAAATAATGTTAGAAGATATTATTTCTAAAGCGGAAAATGTAACATACGAAAATACTATTAGTCATGAAAACATACTGGTTACACACACTGTTATAAAAGCCCGAGATGAAATAGCCTTTATAGATTTGGCTCCGGATTTAGCGTTTACATATCAGTTGGCATCTTGTATAGATAGTATTGTTATAAATCAAAAGACTCTATACTTTAAAGATTTTAGCTTAGAGGAACGTTTAAAAATTGTAGAAACAATGCCACTGGTTATCACCAAAAAGGTATACGAATCTATACTAGCAACTGAAGAAAGAATAGTGGAGACTAAGCTACTAACAGTCATGTCACCTTATGCTTTAAATGCCCCTGTTGTAGATTTACCTGTCTCAACAAGTCCGGCTGTATCTTTACAATTTTGTAAATTGTTATTCAACGATGATTTAAATAACTTATACAAAATTAATTTTTGTTTGGTTAATAAAGGTAACTTTTCTGCAGAATATGCAGATAGCATTACACCTGCAGAGCAAACTGTATACTGGACATATTACATGGAGCAAGCTTCTAAGGAAAAAGAAGCTTACGAGAAAGGAAACAAATCAGGAAACGAACCAACATTTGGTGGTCCAAAGCTTGCATCTAACAAGATAACCTCAAGTGAATTCACTTGAAAATTAAGTTCTCCACGTAAGTCTTTATATAATGAATAATAGTAATAATTTTAACGACATACTGTCAGTATTGGATACAATTAACAAAGAAGTTAATGTACCTGTATTCGTTCCGAGCTTAAATAGAGAGGTTAAATTTAAAAGCATTAATACCGGACAGCAAAAAACATTACTAAAAGCAGCTGTCGACAACCCAGTATTTCAAACACGCTTTACTATTGCTCTATATAATTTAATACTAGAAAATTGTACTGAAAAGAGTATTATGCCTGCTTTAACTACAATTGATAGTGCAGCAATTGCTATACAACTTCGAGTGTTTACAAATGGAGTAGATCATGTTTTACAGCAAAATAATCGCAGATTTAAAGTCAACTTACAGGATATTGTAGACAAGATTAAATCAGTATCTCAAACCAAAGATGACACTATTGTTAGCGATCCTTTCACCATTAACGTGGGTGCCCCTACATTTATGGAGCAGTTTAATCTTGAAAAGCAACTTAGAGAAAAAACTGTAAATGATCAACAAGTAATGTCTGCTCAGTTAACTGAGACTATTGGAGATGCATTTATTGGAGAGGTTTCCAAGTTTATTAAAGAAATTACTGTAACCAAAGACGGTGCCGATCAACAGTTTAATTATAAGAATTTGCCTTATACAAAACGTCATGCAGTATTAGAAAAAATACCAACAACCTCTATAAAAGGTGTGTTAAAGTACATGGCAGATTACGTTAATATACAGAAGGATTTTCTAACAATTACCGGTACAGATGTTGATACTGGAGAAGTAGTAAACGATTTAGTGTTATTAGTGGATACCACTCTGTTTATTATTAGCTAATAATACTTAAGGTACGTTCTGTACCTAAGTATTTGATATGGCTAAAGCAACAGGCACAAACAATCCAGATCAAGGATTTCCTACTGAGCCTACCCGTAAACCTACTGTTTCAAAAGCTAACCCGGATGGTCCTATTCCACAAAAGTGGTTAGATGAGATTTTAAATTCTACTAAGAATCAACCTGCATTGTTTGGTAAGGTTGTACAAGCTATTACTAGTTCTTCTACTCAAGTAATATCTCAATTAAAAGCAAACGAAGAAGTACTAAACAATTTAAGTAATGCTATTGGAGCAAATTTCGAAGTAACCTTTGTAAATGCGCTTAAAAAATATACAAAAGAATTTCAAGAGAAGGAAGACGATAGAGTATACGATAAGCGTAAGAAAGAAAAAGACAATCAAAAAGTTAAGGATGATAAAAAGCTTGTTGAAGATTTAGGTAAAACAATTAGTGAATCTGCTACAGGTAAAGCTGCTAAAACAGAAATACCACCAGCTACAATTGGTTTACCAGTACATTTACAATCTATTAATGAAGCTGTAATAGTAGCTTTAAAAGGTATATTTGCTCCTCCTGCTCCAAAAGTGACTGCTCCAGAACCTGGTAAGCCGGGTGGCGGAGCAGAAGTTAATGCTATTACTAGCAAATCACCAGGCTTTTTTGGTAAATTGGGAGAAGGACTAGCAAAACTAGGTACTCCAGAAGCTCTGAGAGGAGCTGCAACACTTGCTCTATTAGGTGTATCTGTATTGACTGCCGCAAAAGGTTTTCAAGCTTTTGCAACTGTTACTTGGGAGGGTATGGGTAAAGGGTTTTTAACTCTACTCGGTTTAATAGGTATCACAAAACTACTAGCTTTATCGTCTGTGGAAATGCTAATTGGAGCTGCAGCAATTACTGCACTAGGTGCAGCTCTATGGCTAGTAGCTAAAGGTTTAGGAGCATTTGCAGCTATTGACTGGTCTTCAATACTTAAAGGTGCGGTTGCCCTAATAGGCTTAAGTGCATTTGCTGTAGAATTAGGCGCGTTTGCAGAGTTTGCAGTTTTAGGGGCAGCTGCTATAGCTTTATTAGGTATAGCTATGATTCCATTTTCCTTAAGTATGATGCTACTTGCTAAAGCACTTGATATGTTTGCTAAAGTAGAATGGGAAAGTATACATAAAGGGGTATTAGCTTTAGCAGGTTTAGGGGCAGTTGCTACCATGTTATCTCCGTTTGCTGTAATGCTCGGTGTGCTTGGCTTAGCTATGCTACCGTTTAGTTTAGCTATAATGGGCTTAGCTAAAGGATTGCAAATGTTTGCAGAGGTACAATGGAGCTCTATTTTTAAAGGTATGCTAGCAATAGCTGCTTTAGGAGAAGCTGCTCTATTTTTAGCAGCAGGCCCACTTGAAGGTTTATTATTATTAGGTCTAGCTTTATTACCGTTTAGTTTAGCTGTAATGGCTCTAGCTAAAGGCTTACAAATGTTTTCTGACGTAGAGTGGGGTGGTATAATGAAAGGTATATTTGCCTTGACCTTATTTGGTACAGTAGGAGCAGTAATAGGTATACTATCACCGTTATTGCTTGTGTTCGGGCTTTCATTAATACCTTTTGGTATTGGTATGATGTCTTTGGCTAAAGGTCTACAAATGTTTTCTGACGTAGAGTGGGGTGGTATAATGAAAGGTATATTTGCCTTAATGCTATTCGGTACGGTGGGGGCGGTTATAGGTATACTATCACCACTACTAGTTATATTTGGTGTCGCTCTAATACCTTTTAGTATTGGAATGATGACTTTAGCTAAAAGCCTACAAATGTTTTCTGAAGTTAATATGGCAGGTATTGATCTTGGATTACAAGCATTACGCAAAATAGCCCTTACCGGTTCTTTATTAGGGGTGTTTGCACCTTTATTAGCTTTATTTGGTGTTGCTTTACTACCGTTTTCACTAGGTTTATATACCCTTGGTAATGCTATTAATTCTCTAGCTAGTGTAAATTACAAAGGTGTAGATGATGCAATGTTAGCTTTGATTAAACTAGCAGGGATAGGTTCTATACTTGGTATATTATCACCTCTATTAGCCCTATTTGGTGTTGCTTTACTACCATTTTCATTAGGTTTATATACTTTTGGAATGGCAGTAAACACACTTGCTTCAGTAGGCTTTGAAGGTGTTGATGCCAGTGTAGATGCTATAAATAGATTTGCTTCTATAGGTTTAGTAACAATTGCTAAATTAGGTTTGTTAGGTGTAGCGTTAACGCCATTTTCTTTAGGCTTGTATGCTCTTGGTAAAGCTGCTCAAGCTTTTGGTACAATCAATTTTGGTGCTATAGATAAAGGTATAATATCTTTATTAAGGTTTACTGTTGTAGCAAAACCACTTACTTTTATTGCTCCGTACTTAATAGCTGCAGCGGCTGGTATGACCATTTTTGGTATAGCAGCGCCGTTATTTGCTTCTGGATTAAATGCAGTTAATGATCCTTTAGAAAGATTTTCTCGTATCTTACAAGTATTAAATACAGTATCTGCTTTAAACCTTTTTGAACTAAGCGGTGCTGTAGTAGCGTTGGGTGCTTCTTTAATAGCTCTTAGTGCCCAAAACGCAGTAGCCGGGATCGGTAATTTAGTTAGTGGTTTGTTCTCTAAAGTTAGCGGTTCTAAATCTCCGTTAGATCAACTTATAGCTATTGGTGAACAAGCAAGCAACATACAACAAGTAGCCGGAAGTATAGGAGCACTAAAAGAAAGCTTAGCTGGGTTTGGAGACATAAAGTTTAGTTTTACTCCGCTTACTGCTTTTATAGATACTATTAATAAAGTAAGCTTACCTAGAGCAATAGCTCTAGCAACTACATTAAGCGTGGGAGCTGCTGTAACTGCAAGAGCAACTGAACCAGTACCGGTATCTATTGTATCAACAGAACTAGCTGCAGGTGCAACCAAAGAAGCTAACAATTTAAATAACTTAACTACAGGTGCTTCTATACCGTACACAGAAAGCCCTATAGACTTTAGAAAGTATAATGATAACTTAGAAAGGGTTGTAGATAGTTTAAACAATTTAGCTAAGGTTATGAAAGCAGAAAAATCTTCTACAAACCTAGCAGCTAATAATGCAACAACTACTGCTATTAGTAATAATTCAAATATTGTTTTAGGCGGGGGTAGTAATTCAGAAAGAGATATACCTTACATTGAGCGTAATAAATATAGGCAAAATATAATGTATACAAGGAGCTTATTATAATATGGCAACAAATCCAAATCCAAATACCGAGCCGGTAGTACCTTCTTATACTCCATTATTATGGGATTGGAAAGCTCCGCAAAACAATATTGGAGCATTTAAATTAGTGCCTAAAAGTAATGGTGGGTTAATAAACATTTTTGATCAGTTTGATTGGACGTTAACACCCCCTGCAGGTCGTTATAATATACCTAAAGTTATTCTTACAGAATACCGTCAAACACAATCAAGTGAATTGCGTGGTTATTTGTATGATGCTAGAGGTAAAGTTAGTAATTTAGCTTTAGCTGGTGCAGTAGGAGCAGCTCCTTTAGCAGCTTTTACTAGAGAAGCAGGTTCTTTAACTAAAACAGTTACAAATCAAGCTGCAGCATATACTACTGATTCAGGTAGCTGGTGGTCTAAAACAGCTACAGGCATATCAAATATAGTTAATACTGGTATAGATAAAGGGGTGGGGTTAGTTACTGGTGGAGCAGCTGCAGTACAAAATAAAAGCACAGAAGCTATAACAGATTCTTCAGCTGCTACTAAAGAAGCTTTAGATCCTTATTATGGTTTGTATGCTACTGAGCTTACAGGCTTTACATATGCTTTTCCATATTATTCAGACACTAATATGATGGACATTAGCAATCAATGGGGAGATAGCTCTGCATTTAAAAATGCAGCTAGAAAAACCGGTGGTGGTATAGCAAGTATGATTGAAGCATTATCTCCAGACAAAGAAGGAAAAGGTGGTGGAGATGGTGGTGAAAAGGAAGAAGGGGGTGGAGGTATTAATTTTAAGAAAGTATTCGGTTTTGCTAAAGGGATAAAAGACACTGCAGTTGGAGCAACAGAATTGGGGTTAGCATCTACAGCAGGTGCTTTAGTAGCTGAAAAACCAAAAGCATTTACAGGCAGTAGCGCTTCAGATTCTGTAAGAATTAGTTTTTACTTATATAACACTTTTGATAACGGCGGTGATGTAAGTAGCTTACAGAGAAATTGGGAGTTTTGTTATATGTTTACATATCAAAACTTACCTAACAGGTTGGGTATAAATTTATTAGATGCTCCTTGTTTATATTCTATAGATATATCTGGATACAAACATATACCTTTAGCTACACTAGAAGACATTAAAATTAAAAACGTGGGTAATGTACGCTTAGTAAACATTACTACTGGAGAAACAGTGGAAGACAGTGGCTCTCAAAATCAATATATTAAAATGATGCCAGAAGCTTATAAAGTAGAATTTACATTAAAAAGTGTATTAACAAACACCCGTAATCTATTTTTACATAACGCAGACCCAGGTAGAAGTATAAACATAACAGTTCAACTTCCAACGAAATAATAGTACATGGCAACTACAACTACAACAGTTTTATCTTCTACCCCGCAAAAGCAAAACGATATTTCGGCTTTAGCGCAATTAGATAGCTTTAGGTATGAAAACCTTTTTAATGTGTATCAAGATGTAAATAGTAGATATTTTTATAACATATTATCTAAAGTAAACTTTCCTGCAGATATTTCTGAAGCATATTATGATGTATATGTAATACCAGAAAATAACATGCCATATACATACCTTTCCTACAAACTATATGGTACAATAATGCTTTGGTGGCTGGTGTGCGCGGTGAATAATATACAAAACCCTGTATATTATTTAACAGCTGGTACTACTATAAAATACTTAAAACCGGAATATGTTCGGTTAATTATAAGTCAAACAAGTAATTCTTAATGGCAAATACATCTCCAAGTAGAATTCGTCTAAATGACCAGACGTATGAGTTTGGTTTGACTCTATTTAATTCTCAAGGGGTATCGTTTCCTATTAACACAGGTATATTGGTAAATCTTACTATAGAAGAAGACTCTAGAGAGTGGTACAAAAGAGGTACCCTTACAATAAACAATAAAGAAAACATTATTGAGCGTAGACCTAACGAGTTTACTAATCCTGATGCTTTGTACAAATTTCGTAACGATGGTAGAGATTTATTATTAATTAATATTAAACCTATTATAGATGATAGTAGTCAACAAGTAGGATTTGATCCGTTTCCTGATCCAGGTTGGCATTTAAGTTATTTGTGTTCTATATATGACGTAGAAGATATACCTGGTGAAAATTTAACAGATAAAAATATAAAACTTTATTTTTGGGAATATGATTATCAGCTCTTCTTAGAGTCAACCACTGCTAACTGGAACACTAATAATGTATTATATAATTATTTTCCAGAACTAAATGGTCTTTCTAGTACCCTAGACGATGCTACAAGACAGGTACCTACTGGCTATGCAATTAGAAGTTTAATAGAAAACACTTTAAATGTAAGAAGTAAAGTACAAACTTTTAGTCAGACATGGGACCCAGGGGCTACTACAATATTTTACACCCCGCCTACTAACAATAGCTCTTTAGATGATTTAGAGTATTTGTTTAACAGACATGTAGCGGGGCAAACATTTGGTTCTATAAAAGGAGATGTACCACTACTATACAGAACACGTTTTGATAAGCAATGGGTGCTGACTTCTCTGTCTTCAGAGCTGTCTCTAGCTGTAGACAAAAACGGCGCCGGTCCTTTACAACTAGAACAGTTTTTCATTACTTCTACAACCCCTACCGGAGTTATAATACCATCTCTTTTTAAGACTCCTCAATCCTCTTCTGGTTCAAGAAACTTAAATCTAGGTGGTACAAGTAATGTGCACAATTATCAGTTTGTTGATATGGCAGCTTTAGACAATACGTTTGGTTTAGTTAATGTACCATGTGCAAGCAACACAATAAAAGACAAGTTGTTTAATATTGAAATGGCAGATAATGCCGTTGATAGTGTTAAGAATTACTTTCAAACAAATTACGTTAATAACTTTAACAACAATAAAAACCCAACGGCTTTATTTTCATTAAATACAAGTAAAACTCAAAGCTTGGCTTATAAGCATATGTATTCCTATGCTCAATCAAAAGTTGGTAGGTACGCAGATGCAAGAAACATTATTTTAAAAACAGGCTTTTTTTTAAATCAGTGTATCAGTTTTAACGTGTCTGGTAGTACTTTACGTAGAGCAAATACCTTTATAGGTATTGATCGTAAGACTGGTTCTGTAGATGCTGATTTCGATGAAAAGCTACTCGGTCAATGGTACGTGATTAAAGCAACGCACGTATTCACGCAAGATAGTTATAGAAACTTAGTAACAGCTGTTAAACCACATGCAGATAAAGATATCCGCATTAATGATAATGTAATATAACAGTGTAAATAATAACAATGGCCAATACAGTAGTAAGAACATTTGACTTGTATAATACCACCTTTTATTGGAATGGTTATACTGTGCCTGGCTTTTCAACACAAATTACAGTAGCTTCAGCATTTTATGTTGCACAGTATTCATCTAACCCGGTAGGCTCTCAAATCGACTTCTTTACTTCTTTAACAACCGGTACAGATATAAATCCTGCGTTTAAACTTTACGGAATAACTTTCAGCGATTTACCATATCTTTGGAATCGTTACTGGTATGATCAAGCAGTATATTATTCCAATCCAGCTGTACTAAGTGCTGTGCAGGTTAGTTTGCCTAGTTATTATGGTTCAATAACAGAATCCATTGGTAGTTTGTATTATATAAATCAAAACATAGCACCATTTAATAGTATTACAAACCCTCTGTTATTACCAGAAGTATCCACTGCAATACAGAATTTCTACCAGGTAGCGCTTAATTTATTTGAAACAAACATTGCAGCTATTGGGCCGAACGGAACAGATACGTTTACTAACAATAGTAACCTTATACCAGCCACAACAGATTTGCAACGTAGGTACAACTCTACAGCTACTCTTACTCAAGTAGTAAACTCTATGTACCCGGTATTATCAAGCTTTCTTTCTTATAATACTCAAGTTATTGGTAATCTCATTACACCTTATTATTGGTCCATTACAATGCCATATGAAAGCCCGGTAGGTAGTGTAAATGTTGATCAGACTAATAGTACTACCGGCAATCAAGTACAACTTACAACTATATCATTAAGCGCATAATATGAAACTTTATAATAGTATATATCTAGGTATAGTAGTACAAAACAATGACCCTGATTATAGAGGCAGAATAAAGGTATGGGTACCACATGTTAATGCATCTATATATAATAAGTGGGCAGCTTTAAAGCAAGACCGTACTTTTAAGTTTCCCGGTACTAATATAAATTCTGATTTAAATTTGGTTTTAGACTCGGTTAAAGACAATTTACCTTGGGCAGAATGTGTGAGTCCAGTGGCTGGTCAAAGTGCTACAGGCTATTATAATGCCTATGATACCAAAGCAACTGTTTCAGACGCTGCATATCCTTATAGTTTGTCTGGAGCTAATTACTCTAACAACTACCCTCAGTTTAATTTAAATAGCGAAGGTGTTGGGGAAAAACCTGGCTTTGTATATGAAAAGTACAGTAATAAGTTAACTGATGCTTTTACTAGTACGAGTGTTTACAATACAAATAAAGTCAACCAAAATGGCGCACAGTACCGTCCTTCCACGTATTCAAATGCCGCAAAGGGTATATTTTCTATACCTAATGTAGGTTCTCATGTGTGGGTGTTTTTTAGAGATGGGGTACCGCAATACCCTGTATACATTGGTACATCTTTAGGTCAAGAAGATTTTGCAAGTATTTTTAGTTCGGATGATGGTACATATCAAGACTACCCGCAAACATTTGAAAACGTTAATAGTAACATAAAGCCAGACAAAGATACTAATACTGTTACCTATCGTAACAAAATGGTATTAAATCAGCGCGGGGCTGCAATAGAAATTATTAACACTACTGATAGAGAATCATTTAAAGTTACGCATTTTGCAGGTGGTTTCTTAGAGTTTAATAACAAATATAATTCATTGTTTAGCCCTAAAAATATACAGTATTTAACTTTAGGTGACAAGTTTGAAACAGTTAACGGTCATAATAACTCTTTTGTGGGTAGAGATTTCGATAATATTATTCAAGGAGATTACTTTGTAAAAACCGGTAATTTAAATTCTACTGCAATGAACAATTGGTTAAACGCTTACACGCCAATTGCAGCATTTTTAGCCTTAAATGAAGGCAGTAAATCAGGAAATCTTACAAGTATAGTGCAAGGACAAGCTCCTTTACTAGCTACAGCAGAAGCTGAACTTGGAGAGGGCGGTAACTATATAGAAACAATTAGTAAACATAAATTAGTTAATGTTGGATTAGTATTTAATAACTTTGCAAGTACTCGGTACAATTACGTACCCAAAACAGTATCTGAATTTAGAAACGCTAATTCTACAGGCACAACAATACTAACTGCTGCAATTCCTGCTATAGAATACACTTATATAGATGATATGCCTGGTGGTAATTATACTGTTACTGCTGGTAATCGTTATAGTCTATTAGTAGGTGCAAACGGGGTAGACATTAAAACTACAGGGCCAGTTAATGTTGGTGGTTCTATATTAGCAGTAGCCGGTAAGCAAGTTAATATTGCTTCTAGTGATGATACTAATATTGATGGTGGTACTAATCTTTCTGTTATAGCTAATATAATAGCAATAAGAACCCGCGCTCAGGAACAAGTGCTTATAGATGATAATTTAGGTATAAGTAAAAATGTTATTATTGGTGGTGGAGCATATATTAACGGAGAAACTTTCCTACAACATGTAACTGCTCCTTACGAATTTCAATCAACTGAAACAACTAAGATACAAGCTACAAATGGTACTTGGTCTACAAGTTCGGGAGATGCCCCAAGTAATATAGTGGGTACAATAACAATTGACCCTACAGGTTCTGGTAATGCACAGCGTGGCACTTCTTACCAAGTTAAATTGGATATAAATGCTGGTACGCTTACTATTAATCAACCACATAATCACGTGTTTAAAAACTTACCATTAACATTAGTAGGTAATGCTGGAGCAGTAAGCACTGCTGCTGAAGTACTTAATGGCGGAAGTACGTCACAACCTGCTTCTTCACCAGATCAAACTTATACATCTCCAAAATATTATAGTCCAACAGAAGCAGTATTTCCAACTTATAACGGACCTGGTACTTGAGTTAACTTGATTTAACTGTAAATTCTTCTATAATATCATTATGGAAGAAACTATTTTTATCCAGATTGCTGCGTATAGAGATCCAGAACTTATACCCACTGTAAAGGATTGTATTGCAAAAGCAGCAAAACCTGAACGTTTACATTTCTGTATTGGGTGGCAGCATACAGAAGAAGAACGTATTGACGAGATTAAAGACTTACCAAATATAAAAATAGTAGATGTACACTATTTAGACACTAAAGGTGCTTGTTGGATAAGAAGAAAAATACAAGACCAATACGACGGAGAAACATATACTTTACAGTTAGATTCTCATCATAGGTTTATACAGGATTGGGATGAAGAGTGCATTAAAATGCTTAAAAGTTTAAAGAACAAAAAAGTAAAAAAACCACTCTTGACCGCCTATCTTACCAGTTATGAACCAAGTAACGATCCAGACGGTAGATTACATGCCCCTTGGCAAATTAATTATGATAGATTTATGCCAGAAGGGCCTGTATTTTTACGCCCATCCGAATTAAAGAACTGGGAACAATTAGTAGCTCCTGCACCAGCTCGTGGCTTGTCGGCTCATTTTATTTTTACGTACGGTAAGTGGTGTAAAGAAGTACCATATGATCCGGAGTTATATTTTCATGGGGAAGAAATATCATTAGCTGTACGTTCTTACACACACGGTTACGATTTATTTCATCCTCATAAAATATTAATGTGGCATCAATATACAAGAGCAGGTCAAAAAAAGCACTGGGACGACTCTAAAAATTGGGATGAATTGAATAAAATTAGTTACAAAAGAGTAAAAATACTATTCGGGGTTGATGAAGAAGATCCAAAACAAATAGATTTTAAAGAGTGCGGGTTTGGTAAAGTAAGAACCGTTCAAGACTTTGAGCGCTATGCCGGAGTAGAGTTTAAAACTCGCAGATTTCACAAGAATACTATTGCAGAAATACTGCCACCTATTAATTGCACTACAGAGGAACAGTTTCAAAGTGAACTTTGCAACAGATTTAAGTACTGTATTGATGTTTATAAACCAGAATTTGCAGAAAATGATTACGATTTCTGGTGCGTAGTGTTTAAAGATAAGGATAACAAAGACTTATACCGAAAAGACGCTGACGTAAGTGAAATTCATACAGTTATGAACTCAGATGCTAATGATAAATTCATTCATATATGGAGAGAATTTGATACTGACGTAAAACCTGCTAAATGGACAATATGGCCTCACAGCAAATCTAAAGAATGGAATACAAAAGTAATAGAAAACACAATAAATTACCTATGAGCGAAACAATTTTTATACAAATAGCTTCGTATAGGGACTCTCAATTAGTTCCTACCGTAAAAGACTGCATAGAAAAAGCAAAATACCCAGAAAATTTAGTGTTTTGCATAGCTTGGCAGCATGATGATGAGGAAAATATCGATGAAATTAAAAAATTACCCAATGTAAAGATAATTGATATACCTTATAAAATGACTTTAGGTACTTGCTGGGCTAGAAATCAAATACAACAGCATTACAACGGGGAAACCTATACATTTCAACTAGATTCTCACCATCGTTTTGTAGAAAATTGGGATGAAGTATGTATAAAAATGATAAAGCAGTTACAAGCTAAGGGACATGCAAAACCTTTACTAACCGGCTATATATCTAGCTTTAATCCAGCTAATGACCCTGCAGAACGTCTTATGGTTCCTCAAAAAATGAACTTTGACCGGTTTATACCTGAGGGAGCAGTGTTCTTCTCTCAAGCATTTATTGAGAATCCTGAAAAACTAACAGAGCCTATACCGTCTAGATGGTACTCAGCCCACTTTTGCTTTACCTTAGGTCAGTTCTGTATAGAGGTACAACACGACCCCAACTATTTGTTCCATGGAGAAGAGATTAGCATTGCAGCTCGTGCATATACTTGGGGGTATGACTTGTTTCACCCGCATGTATTAGTAGCTTGGCACGAATACACGCGTAGTTATAGAAGAAAGTCATGGGATGACGACCCTACTTGGTGGAAAAAGAACGAAACCTCTCATAAACGTAACCGTAAGTTGTTTGAAATGGATGGGGAGGTAAAGGATATTGATTTCGGTAAGTATGACTTTGGTAAAATACGTACATTACATGATTATGAACAGTATGCTGGTATAAGTTTCAAGTTACGTGGGGTACAACAGTATACTTTAGATGAGAAACTACCACCAAACCCACCTGTTGATGATTGGGAAGCATCTATATGCCGTATTTTTAAGCACTGTATTGATATTGGCTTTGATCGTATGCCAGAACCAGATTATGACTTCTGGTGTGTAGCGTTTAAAGACAAAGATGGTAAAGATCTATATAGAAAAGACGCGGATAAGGCAGAAATCGATAATTTAAGTAAAGATAAAGATAGATACTTTAAAATATGGAGAACTTTTAATACTCCTTCTAAGCCATGTAGCTGGATAGTGTGGCCGCACAGTATAAGTAAGGGATGGTGTGAGCCAATCACCGGAAATCTATGAAAACTCTCTTTGTAACTTGTTATTATGGTAAACTAGCGGGAACCAAGTTTGGTGGTCGCTCTGGTAGAGAAGAAAACTACCTGCAATCGTTTGTTTCCTTATCTAAAATGCCAGCAGACTTTGTAATATACACTTCTGCTGAAGAAAAACCTAAGTTAGAGAAATTTATTAAGGAGAATATCACTACCAACAATAAAATTACTATAATTGAGTATAATTTAGAGAATTTTGAGTTACATAAGAAAATTAACGGTATTTTAGGTGGTTTTAACAACCTTTTAACCGATAGATGCTTTGAAATTCAGTACAATAAGCTGTACTGGTTACAAAACCATATTAACGAAGACTATGATACGATTTATTGGATTGATATGGGTCTTTCTCATCTAGGCTTGTGGCCACAAAAGTTTACCTTTGGTCATGATTGGTATACAAAACAGTTTTATTTTAATATCTTTAATGAAAAGGTACTTAACAATTTAAATGCAGCAGTAACAAGTAAAAATAAGATATTTATTATTGCTTTAGATATGATTAAGAATAGAGGCTATCAAGTACCGGAGCTTAAGTACTACGGTTCTAATAGTGATAAAGCCGGTCAAATACATGTTGTTGGTGGTTGGTTCGGTGGTCCAAAAGCGCAGCTACAAAAGGTAATAGAAGATTTTAAACTTAAAGCTAATACTATCTTAAACTCAGGTGTATTATATACAGAAGAACAAGTACTTTCTGTTGTAGCAACAGAACATCCTGAAGATTATATGCCTGAATTGTTTGAAAACTGGTACCATGAAGATAGTACTGGTTTTGAACATTACTTAAAAGAGTTTAAAGTCTCTTTCTATCATATATTTGAAAAGTATAATGGATAAAAAGTTTATAGTCTCAATTTATGGCTCCCACAACGCGGCTATAGCTTTTTACTACGACGGTAAAATAGACGTCTATGAAGTAGAAAGATACCTTAATTACAAGAACTCTGGACTTGCTCAATACAAGTTCGTGTGGCCTACTGATGTCTATATTGATCTTATTATTAAGGATTACAAACAACGTAATAATATTACAGAGGTACCCGACCTATTAATATGGAACAGAACTGATTGCTTACATGATGACGTAAAGCGTATGTTTCATGAAGCAATTGAATCTAAAGAAAAGAAGATGGGGGCATGGCATCACCGGTCTCATGCTTCTGGTACCTTCTATCAATCTCCGTTTAATAGTGCTTTAATAGTATCTTTTGACGGTGGCGGGGAAGATGGTTTCTTTAACATTTATACTGCTACAAGAGCTGAAGGATGTGTGCCGGTATATGACACAAAAGTAGATCTTGGCTTTGCTTACATGATTATGGGCCAGTACATGAATGACATAAAAATGGAAGGTTCTTTAAGCGATGGTAATCTTGTGTATTCTGGCAAATTAATGGGGTTAACCGGGTATGGCACTGTTAGACAAGAGTGGATACCTGCTTTTAAAGAGTTTTACTACAGTAAACCGGATGGTATTAACTATCAAGAAAAGCTTAAAGAATTGTCAGATAAAACTGGTTTGGCTTTTAATTTGAGTAATCGGTTTAAAGATAAACTAGCTTATGATATTGCTGCTACTCATCAGCAAGCTTTTGAAGATATATTCTTTGAAATATTTGATCCTATAGCTAAGCAATACCCGGATTTACCTATTTGTACAACAGGCGGGTGTGCTCTTAACGTATTACTTAATACTAACATTAAAAAGCGTTATAACCGGGATATGTACGTGGCATCCAACTCTAATGACTGTGGTCAAGCAATAGGTATGTTGTTTGAGTATATTAAACCAGAATACCAAGTGGATGTATCAAGAAACGGTGTACCTATATTGGATTACGGTTCAATTGGAGAGTACTTGTATGACCATAGTAATGCATCTGATATTAGTAAGGTTACAATACCTGCTGCAGTGGATTTATTACGTAAAGGAAAAATTATCGGGGTAATGAGAGGCTTGAGTGAACACGGACCAAGAGCACTAGGCCATAGAAGTATTATATGCGATCCCGGTATAGAGAACATGAAAGACATACTCAATGCTAAAGTAAAAAATAGAGAGTGGTATAGACCGTTTGCACCTGTATGTCCAGCAGATACAGCCAACACTTATTTTAATGTTATTGAAAATTCTCCTTATATGTCGTTTGCATTTGATGTGAGAGAAGAATGGAAAAGTAAGCTAGTATCTGTAACTCATATCGATGGTACAGCTCGAGTGCAAACACTTAAGCAAGAAGAAGATGAGTGGCTATATGATCTATTAAAAGCCTTTGGTAAAGAGTCTGGTTATGAAGTACTACTTAATACTAGCTTTAATGTAGCAGGTAAACCTATATTAACTACAGTAAAAGATGCCTTTAAAGTATATGACAATACAAAACTTGATTGTCTTATTATTGAAGATAATTTAATTGTAAAACGATTCTAATGAGCAATAATTTAACAGTTGTAACAGGTATTTGGGACTTAAGAAGAGATCAAGCCGGAGAGGGCTTCAAAAGACCTTTCCAGCATTATATTGATAACTTTGTAAAGTTCTTACAGACCGATGTTAATATGGTCATTTATATTGAAAAACAGTATGAACATATTGTTTGGGAAAATAGAAGGGACCATAACACAAGAGTGTTCATTAAAGAGGTTGAAGAATTTAAAACCAAGTTTGACTTCTACGAACAAATACAAAAAATACGTAAAGATGAAAATTGGTTAAAACAAGCTGATTGGTTACGTAATAGTACTCAAGCAACATTAGAGATGTATAACCCTATGGTTATGTCTAAAATGTTTATGGTACACGATGCTGTATGTTATAACCCTTTTAATACAGATTACTTTATATGGATAGATGGTGGTATAACTAACACCGTACATGCCGGTTATTTTACTCACGATAAAATTCTAAATAAAATACAACCGTATTTAAAGAGCTTTTTATTTTTATCCTTTCCTTATGAAGGCAATAGCGAAATACACGGTTTTGCTCGAGAAGGAATGAACAAGTTTGCAAAAGCTCAGGAAGTAAAATATGTATGTAGAGCTGGATTGTTTGGTGGGCATAAAGATGTAATTAAACATGCTAATGGTATGTACTATCACTTGTTACGGATGTCTCTTGAGCAAGGGTACATGGGTACAGAAGAAAGCATCTTTACTATTATGTCTTATCTAGAACCGGAAGTTTTTAATCGGTTTATGATAGAGGGTAATGGTTTAATTAACTACTTTGCAGAGCAACTTAAAAACGATAACATTGTATTAGATAAACCCGAGATAACAGTAAAAACAAAAGAGAACAAAATAGTAGATCTTAACAAGACTATTACTGCTCTTTACATTATAACGTTTAATGCCCCAGAGCAATTCCAAACCATAGTAGAAAGTTATTTAACTCAACCTGGCTTTATTACTAATACTAAAAACTATTTGTTAGATAATAGTACGGATTTGGAAACAACCCCTAGATACTTAGAGTTATGCGAAAAGTATAATTTTACACATATTAAGAAGGAAAACCTTGGTATTTGTGGTGGAAGACAGTTTATTGCAGAGCATTTCAAAGAAACCAATCACGATTTTTATATCTTTTTAGAAGATGATATGCTCTTAAAAGATAATTCTTTTGAACTATGTGATAACGGCTTCCAAGGTTATGTACCTAATTTATATAATAAAGTACATAAAATTATGATTGCTAACAATTATGACTTTATTAAGTTTAGCTTTACTGAATTTTACGGTAACAACTCAAAGCAATGGGCATGGTACAATGTACCTCAAAATCTTAGAGAAAAGTTTTGGCCAGAAAAACCAAACTTACCTACAGAAGGCTTAGATCCAGAATCTCCGGAAACCAAATTTAACAATATACGTAGTCTTGAAGGGCTGCCGTATGCAGATGGAGAGATATATTACTGCAACTGGCCTCAATTAGTTTCAAGAGAGGGCAACCAAAAAATGTTCTTAGATACTACTTGGGTACGTCCATTTGAGCAAACATGGATGTCTCATATGTATCAATTAACAGTTAAAGGATTATTAAGGGGAGCGCTATTACTAGCCTCCCCTATTAATCATAACAGGTTTAAGTTTTACCCCGGGGATTTGAGGAAAGAGAGTTAACTTTCTTTTCCTTTTTGGGCTTATCCTTTTTAAAGATATTATCCCAATTATCAGCATATACCTGTTGAGATACTGAATATGGGCGTGGTTTTGAACCTTTACCGGACATATTAGCTTTTTGGTAAAACGTTATTAGTTGTAACGACTAGTACAGGCTCTTTAGTTTTTACTGATATATTATAAGGCTTAAAGAACTTGTTGCTAACATTTGCTAAAGCTTGACCAATAGAAGATACAGGATATTTGTTACCTTTCTTAGAAGCATTAAAGTTATATGCACTCTTTTTAATACCATCCATTACAGCAGTCACATCTTCATCTTCTGGTATTTGCAAGACCCAGCCAACTAAGTCTTTAGTAATAAGACCGGTGGTATCAGAAACAACAATTACGTATTGCTTTTTTACTTTTGGTGCTTCATCGCCTTCTGAATCAGTACCGGTATCTTCGGCAACTTCGGATGTTTCATTAAGAGCTACAGTTGCTTCATTTAAAGCAGCAAGCACTTGTTCAATGACTTCTTTATCTTGAACGATTTGTTCAAGGGCGTGTTTGACCGTATCAAGTTGGACGTATTCTTCTTTGCTCATATTGTTGTATATGTTATATGTTATTTTAAATAAATCAAGTAAGTATAGTAAACGAATCTTATGAAATTTCAAGCTTTAATGGAAAACTATGGTATGTTAAAACAGGAAAAAAGACTGTTTTATCCACGTAATTTTAACTTATCCGAAAAGTTCTTAAAAGCTCTTAAAGAAGAACTTCTATTACAAGAACAATCCGGAATCGTACCAGAGAAGTTTGCACAAAAACTAAACAGAGCTTTACAGTTTCATATAACTGAGCATAAAAGTCAAGCTTTAAAAAAGAAGACAGTTGCATAAAGATAAAAGTTTTTAAGTATTTGTATGGCTTTTAAAGACGACGGATACGAAACATATCGTAGAATAGTAGATCCTGAAGTACTAGAATTACTATCTAATCAGGTACAGTTGTATCGAGATTGGGTATATGCTACTCAAAAAACAGATAAAAACGATAAGTTTGCATTTAAAGATGGTATGGTAGAAAATAGTTTTACTATCAACTCTGACACATCTTTAATAGCAAACGGTACTTTTATATTTGAAGGTTTATTGCAAATGCTTAAACCTAAGATGGAAAAACTAACAGGCTTAGAGTTATTACCAACTTATGCCTGTTCTCGTATCTATTATCCAGGAGCAGTAATGGCTAGACATGTTGATAGGCCATCTTGTGAAATATCTGCTACATTATGTGTAGAGCTTAATGGAGATATTTGGCCTATATGGGTACAGAACAAACAAAAAACAAACATACCAGTTTACCTTAAAGCTGGTGATATGTTAGTTTATAGAGGCCTGGATATACCTCATTGGCGTAATGCTTATACTGAAGGTACCAAACAAATACAGGTCTTTATGCATTATGTAGACAAGAACGGCCCTTATGCTAATTTTGCATACGATGGACGTACACAATTAGGTGTAGCTTACGGTTATTAACAATAAAAAACCCCTTACCGAAGTAAGGGGTTAATTGTTTAAGTATTTGTATAACTTAGAATTTGTAGGAATAACCTACTGTGTAACCTGTTACTTGAGTTGCTGAACTTGTAATATCGCCGCGTTGAACGAATAAGTCAGCTTCTAAGCTCTTCCAAGCAAGACCAAGACCTGCATCTGCATACTTCTTGTTTAGCTTAAGAGCAGCAATTGTTGGTGCGCCTGGATCATTGAAACCAAGACCGAAAGCTGGAACAACTTTTAAGCCATAACCAACACCTAATGGTAGGCGTAGATTTGCTTCGTAGTTGTTGCTACGATTCTTTGAGTCATTAAGAGCGATGCCATCCCATACAACGGTACCACCAAAGAGCTTACCATCTAATTTAACAAATGGTAATGTGTCATTGGATAGTCCACCAACTAAGGTTTCTGTACCTTGAGCGTGACGGAGTTGAGCACCTAATGTAAGGTTAGCAAGACCTGATGTGAAAACGTAACCAGCTGTTAAATAAGTACGCTTTAAACCGGAAGCATCTGTGCTTGCAGTTGTAACTGATTTACCAGCTACAGTAGCGGTACTGTATTTCGTTAAACCGTTATAACGGCTGAACGTTTCAACAGCTAGATCAACGCTATATACATCAAGACCAACACCAGCAGTAATATAATTTGTGCCAGTTACTACGCCTTGTTCAATAAGCTTAGAATCAAAACCAGCATTTACGCTAACACCTTTAACAGGTGATAACACTGTCTCTGTTTGAGCAACAGCTGCTGTGGTTAATGATACTAATGCGAGGAATGTTAATAGTTTCTTCATACTCTATATTTATATATTATTGCCAAAAAATATATACGTTTATTTGTTTTTTTTTGTAAAACGGATTTTTATAAAAAGCTCGGGCCCTTTTGTCCCTGCTTGATTCCCATAACTTTACGCACTAAAAGTTTAACATAGAAATAAATTGTTAAACCAATTGACGGTAATAAAAGTTTATTACAGTCACCGATTACTTTGCTTGATCCAATACGATATACTACATTTAGTTTTCTACCTGTTTCGTGCTTAGCTTGGGTCAAATCAACAGTACTAGAACTATAATCCTGATCCGACCAGTTATCTACAAGTATATCTGCATTTAACCTATTGCCAGCGCCTTTTAAAGTGCCTCTAATACTAACACTACAACCACCCTTTACACTAAAAATTTGATTGCCTACACCGGGGGTAGAGTTACCAAACACTCCTTCAAGTACTGCTGAGACTTTATTATTGGCATCTACTGCGTTTTCGCTAGCTTGATCTACTACTAAACCTGAAAGATTAATAATAGCGCTATCAGCTAATTTAAGAATACTTGCAAAAGAAGTCGGGTTGGAAGGCAAAAATGCCGTACTATTATCTGTAGGGGCAGATACCTGTACGATATCTGGACTACCAGCACTTAATGACCAAGCGCATGTGCCTTGAGTGTTGCATGCATACGAAAGATAATTGATATCTATTGATGTTGATTTGCTCATAATAAGATTATTTACTTTAATATTCAAAAAAAATGGTACCCCCACCCGGATTCGAACCGGGATGCCCGCAGTGAAAGTGCGGTAGACTAACCGTTATCCTATGAGGGCGTGTTAAACTGCATCAGCTAACCTAGCAGGCATATCAAAGCATAGCCAGGTGATTAATATAGTTTTATCACTAGTAATAGGCATATGTCCTTTGTGTACGTATGGAAAACCAGCTGGGTGTATTACAAGAGTACCCTTTTTAGGTTTAACCTTTAAACCTGCATATAAAAATTCAGTTTCTCCGCCTTCCTCTACATCGTTTAAATATACTAGTATGGCAAAAAACCTTTTGCAGGATCTATATCCCATTATTTCATGATGCCAAGCATTGTAGTGACCTTCTCCTTGTTTGTATCTTTGTACTTGTAAAACATCAAATACAGTAGGAGAATTAAAATTATTCATGCCTGACCATTTGTCTTGATCAGGAAAGCTCGTTGCATATTTGTTGATATTTGTGTTGAACATATCACAAATTTTATCATTTAAACTTTTAATAGCTGGGGTGTTACTATAATTTAAAAGGTTTAAATCTATGGAGTTTTTTACGTTTAAATTGTTTGTACCGCGACCGGAAAAGCCTTGATACGTTTCTCCTTCAAGTGCTGCAGTTTCATAAAGTTGCAATATAGTGTCGCAAAGATCATCTGGAAAGGCATTAGGTATAACCCCAATTGTATCTTGTAATGTTAAGCTCATAAATGTATTTATAGCTGCATTAAGATTTGTCAATAAAGAACCCAGTATAGTTTTCTATACTGGGTATTGTTTGCTACTAACTTATAGTATTAAAACAAGTGTTGATGTGGGGCTGAAATAGCGTCTTTCCACGCTTTTTTAAACCCTACCCAAAACTTTTTAACACTTTTAATGAACTCTGTCTTTGTCTTACTGTTTCCTATCTTATAGTCCTCGTACGCGAGTCTAACAAGACCACCAACAGCAAGATAACTTGTTACGATTAATACTTGCATATGTGTTGTTGTTTTGTTTAGAACCGCAGCCCGGGGGCTTTGGTTGTTATGCTGGATAATGTCACCAGCACAAATACTTACTCGTTATTTTCATATAATAATGAAAATATCCATAGGAATAAACTATCACTTCTATTTGGATTAAAGATAGTTGTCCGTCCTGGACTCAAACCAAGAGATCTACTAACTGAGCTACACAACAAATTAAAACTTTATCATACTATAAATTAAATTATTAGCCTGTTCTATTGTTGTAATTCTATTCGTTTTAATTAATTTTCTAATATTTTCAACATAAAGTTTTACATTATTAAAACTCACATTTTTATACATCATTGGTATATGATCTACTTTTATACCGTGCTTGTTTAAAATTCTAGTGGTAATCATTTGAGACCACCTGTCAGCAGTATTTTCGATAGAGAGGAGCTTTTTAGCGGCTTCATCGGCTGATATGTTGTCTAAAAATATATCAGCTGCTATGTCTTCCCCGTACTTTGAATATTGTTTTTGATGAGCTAATTCGTGAAATACAACATACAAAGCATATGTTATATTCCTATTTAATAAAATTTGAGTATTAATAATACATTTATCATGTTTAGATATACCTAAGGCGCCTCTTAAAGGCTCAAAAGCTATACTGGGACATTTAGTGGAAAGTATAACACTTTTTATATCTTCCATAATGTTTTGATATTGCGGAAATGTAATTTGTAAATCAGCAATAAAATTATCTACACCTTCTGTGGTTTGGTTATCTTGCAGTCTAGCTTCTGTGTAGTATTGCTTAAAATTCATCATAATATTTATGGTACCCCCACCCGGATTCGAACCGGGATGCCCGCAGTGAAAGTGCGGTAGACTAACTATTATCCTATGAGGGCATAAAGTGGTGGACCTGAGGGGAGTTGCACCCCTGTGTTCCGTAACGTTCTTACCAGTTTCTACAAGCTTAGCACTATTAATAAAATGTATAACCATAGTGCTGATATACAAGTTGTTTGGTAGTGTTCCTGCTATTCTACTACCATTGAATAGTCAGTCTCGCTGAATGACGGTTATAATATATAGCGAGAATCTATACTACAACCGATCGCTGATTAAGCAGCGAGTGCGAAGCTTTCGCTAAAGGAAAGAGATTCTTTCACAGAAGCTACTGCGTTCTTGAGGCTTTGAATGATGCCGTTTGTTTTTGTGTTAGTTTATAAAGGATCTAACAATCCTGCTTGCTTCTAGTACATCTGCCACAGAGTCGAATCTGGTACAGGCCCAAAAATGTTGTCAAATAACGTAATATTTATTAAAGTTGATAATTAAAGGTATTATTTAAATAATATATATACCTTTATGAATATATCAAGAGCAAAACACATGTTAGTTGTAAGCGATTTTATCACTACACTAGAAAGAAATTTTGTTAAAAGCCTTGCTCTTGAAGATAAGTGGTCAGAAGAAAAAAACAATAGAAATGATGAACAGGGTAGATGGTACCGTTGGAGATCGTTGCAAGATATGTATTTGGGTAAAGAAACGGATTATAGAGCTAAATACGTAAAAGAAATACAGGATAGAGCTGTAACGTTAGTACAAGAGCAATTTCCAGAATTAGGTAAGTTAAAGGTCAATTGGTGTGGGGTAAGTGCTCAGACTGCACCGTTTGTGTATCACGCAGATTGTGAGTACCCTGAGGTAGAAAGTGAACGAGATTTAGGTATGCCAGAAGCAACAGGTTACAATACGTATAAAAAACCAACAAGCAAATGGATACCTAATTATGTACCTACCCGAGTGTATACAAGTGTTATATATTTAAACGACAATTTTAATGGTGGTGAAACCATAATGCCGGATCATGCTTTTGATGTAAAACCAGTAAACGGTCTTTTATTTGGTTTTCCTTGCGATCGTAACTATATACACGGGGTTAGACCTACTACTAATGGTATTCGTTATGCTTTTACGTCTTGGTACGAAAAGGACGTTTAAACAGGAAAGATTTCTGTTTGCGCGTTGTAGTAACTAGCTACTACGTATAGTATTATCACGCCTCTATAGGCTTCTAGTGTTTTTATACGCATCTCTGCTGCAAAGTGACCATCTCCTCTATACACTAACCAGTACCTTAAATTACTTACTGCACTTCTACGTACTAAAAATTGAGCTTGATCAATTTTCATTACTGCTATACTTTCTACGTTTTCAATAGTTCTTACACCATTTTTTAACTGTTGACTTACAACAAGCATGTCGTTACCCGGTACTTGAGTGTGTGGTACCACGAAAGTAAAGTTTTCGTGCATTAAATTATCATCATCTAGGGCATATACCCACTGACCGGTATCTTCTACTTTATCATAATAGTGGTTAACACCGGAATGCATTGGCATTCCATCTTCTTTGATTAGCACTGTGGTGTTTTTATAATTCGTTACATCAACGTCTTTTTTAGTTGTAACAATATACCAATGACACTCTATATTAAGTTTTTCAATAGACTTGTAAATTCTATTCAAAAAAACAGGAGTTCTTGTATAAGCTGTAACAATGTGAATCATAAAACTATTTATTTTTATAAATTATAACTTCCAGCTATCTTTATCATAGTCAAACATAGTAAAAGCTTCTTTAAATTCATTATATATCAACTGGGCAGTTTCTTCAGTGTAAAACAACCTATAATCCGTATCAGCGCTTAAAAATTGATTATTAACAATGTATTTGTTGTAGTTGTTTAATATAGCAGGAGATTTTATATCAATAAAGGGTATTTTTAAAATATCCTCTTTTAAGTTTTCTAATTTAACAAAGTTAGCCTTTATTTTCTTCTTTGTGGTTACAGCTTTAAGAATTGTTTCGTAATGAGGGTCATCAAGAAACTTGTAGTTGGCTTTACTAACATAATCTGAAAAATTGGTATTAAATGTGTCAAGGCATCGTTTATCAGTCTTGCTTAACTCTCTATGCCAATGCCAAAATGACAAGACTCTAGAGTAAGGGTTACGTACATTTAAATATAAACTATAACCTTCTATGTTATCTGGGTAGCAAAGCGTGTGAGTAGGCATCCATTCAGGACCTATAACTTTACCTTGTTTTTCAAACAATAATGTACCTAAAAATAAACCAACTGACCGTGTACCGTTACGAGTTGGTAACCACCATATAACTTTATGTTGGTGGGAAATGTTTACATCAGGTAGCACGTTACTCCTTGAATACACACCAACTCCACTCTCCACAAGCATATCTATCGTCTTTTACCCCAAAGAAGTCTTTTACTGCTCTACGCACATCGTCATCATTAGCGGTGTAGTCGTGTCCAGCTATATGTCCTCCTTTTTTTATTTTAGGGTACCAAGCATGTAAATCGTGCATTACAGCTTCGTATACATGATTAGCATCAATAAAAACAAAATTTAACGATTCATCTGGAAAACGTTTAGCAGCCTCTACAGAACTCATTCTTAGAGACTCTACTAAATGATCTACAGGTTTAATGTTTTCTTTGTATAAATGCCAAACAAAATCAATAGGTACACTATCTGGGTCTTTAAGAGACAGCCCGTCTATAGTATAACGGTCCCATACATCTACTGTTGTTAGTTTGATATTTTTTTTAGAATTAGCTATTTCTACAGCCATATAAGCTGTAGAAGCACCTTGAAAAGCCCCTACCTCTACAAAGTGCGCATTATCATACCGCTCTACCATATGTGTATAAAGCTTAGGAAAGGTAAACCAACCAGGTATTCGGTAATGAAAATGTTCCATATACTAATTTACTAATTATTTGTAATATGCAATAAATTGGTCGGAACGGCGGGATTTGAACACGCGTCATCCTGCTCCCAAAGCAGGCGGTCTACCAGGCTGACCTACATCCCGAGTAAACTTTAAAGTAACTTGGTCTTTTCTTTCTTTACGCTTTTTTTTGTATTTTCTGTTAAAAGCTTACCAGTAGGAGCAATTAACCCCATAACTTGTTCTATAGTTTCCTGTACTTCCCATGTACCGTGAGGTGGGCAATGTACAAATGTAACTTCTTCTACAGTAGCATCTTCTCTAGTTATAATGTTACGGTGCATACTCACAATAAAATCAGTGTTAATAACCACTATTTTGTTTCTGTGAGACGGATTTGCGTTAGTTAAAGATATGAGCATAATAGTATTTACTTGAGTTTAAAGAGCTTCAACCTGTTATTAAATAGGTACTTTTACTTCGCCTATATTAATAACATTACTGTTTTTTTGAAATAAAAATACCTTTTTATCTAGACCGTCTTCTGCTTTAAGTTTTTTAGCACTATCAATTGCAGCATTAGAATCGGAATACTTAACAGTGTTATCAATATTGCGGCTCCAATTATTATCTTTGCAGTAAAACAGAAACTCTTGTAACACATTTGCTGCATTCATATATCTTACAGAGGTATCGGCTATAATGAACTCTGTGTTCATTAACGTATTTGTTGACGTTTTTTAAGATCGTAAACTTGAGTGGTGCCGTCTTTGAGCATTATAGTGGCAGTATCACCACTTATAGATACTCCGCCTATACCGGCGGATTTAGCACTTATAGTAAACTTTATTTGACCGGTAAGAGCATCGGTAATGTCTACAGCCCCGTCTTTTTTAATTCTTGCTGAGTATGCCATAATAATATTTATAAGTTAATTACCCTATATAGTTCTTCTAAAGAGTTAATCATTACATCCGCTAAACCAGCTTCAATAATTTCTACATCTACGTAGTGGTGGTATTCTGAAGCAAGACTGTGTTCTTTATGTTTATATCCACATTCTACTAATCTTTGTGCTATATAGTTTTCTCGAGTTTCTTGAAAATCTATATCGCTCTTTTGTACTTTATGAGGTAGTTCAGATATAGCATAAATAGAACCATGCATCATTGCAACAGCTCCTGGCATTATGATACGTTTACCTTTTGTACCAGTCGCTAATATAAAGGTACCGGTACTTTGAGCATTAGATGGTACTAATATAGCCACATCGCTTTTTAATAGCTTAAAGGTGTTTGCTAAAAAGATACCATCTTCAATATTGCCGCCATCAGAGTTTATAATTAAGAGTATATCTTTATTAGATTTTTTATCTAATGCAAATAACTGTTTAGCTATATCTACTGAATTAGATTCAGTGACTTCACCACTAAGAAATATTACTCGATCACTTCCAAGCGTTTTAATTGTTTTTCTATTTGTAGGCATTTGATGTTAATTAAGTTCTTCTCAACATTTTGAGCAGTTTTAAACTTCATGATAAGGGTATCTGTACGCATATTGACATAGTCTTGTATATCTAAAGGCTTAATGTATCTTAACCCTTCCTTACCATAAAAGTCTATACCTTTATCTTTACATTTATCAGCAATAATATCTACTGCTTCAAGTAAAGCGCCCCAACGAGCAAATTCGTACATAGTTATTTTAGTGTCTGGCATTTTTTCTTTAGTTTCCATTTGTTGTCCGGTAAAGGTTTGGTGCAGGTTGATCGTAAATAGGTTCGGTTACAATAGCGGTCTCTGCAATTAAATAAACAGAATTTTTTACTTTACAATGTCCACAAGTAAATCGATTTTCTTGCCCTACGCGTACTACTACGTCGTTTTCTCTTTTACAAGAAGCACAACCTACTTTAATAGTGTTGAGAGAAAGTATTTCTGCTTCTTTCACCATTAATAGTCTTGTGTCTCGAGCTGCTTTATATTCAAGAAATACATTGAGCATATAAAATGCAACAAATTGTACAATGAATGCTAAACCAGACCACGCAAGAAATGGTTTGCCTAGAAAGTGCGCTATATAACCTACAATTAGAGAAAACGATACCGTTTTAACTAACGATTTAAATAATCTTATTAGTGTCTGTTTCATCAACTCTATTAAATAGAGTTAACGTCTAGGTGCAAGAGAAAATTTGCTTAAATTGGCAGCTAGCTTTTTACACTCTACCATTACACCGTTCAGCTTTTTGCGAAACTCATCAAGCTCACTTTGTTTGCCTTTAAATAGGGGCAGTTTTGAAGCTTCTCTAGATTTGTTTCTTAAGTCTTGAGCCATTAAATAAAGATCAGCTAATTGCTTAACTGAATCCTGAAAAGGGTAAGGTAAAGCTTCTGGTGTATTATCTCTAGCTTTTTGATCTCTAAGAGCTTCAATTTTATTCAAAGTAGGTACTGAATCTCTAGCAAATTCATAAGCGCTTGCTGTCTCACTAGATCCATTAGATCCGTTAGAGTAATATGACGATTCCTTAAGTGGTAACTTCTTCTTACCTGTAGTAGAAGCTACTTCGTCTAAAAGTTTTTTAGTTTTTCTTTGTTTCACTGCTGGTAATATTTACGGTTCCAACTAGAAATCTGTTACTGCATCTTGGACAAATCCAATGTGCTTCTGTAACTATGTCTTTACCTCTATTTACCTGTACAATGCGTGGATGCACTGCAGGTGTACCGCATGTAGTGCAAGTAGATGGACGTGGTACTACTGTATTTTGTAACATGTATATACTTACTCAAACCCTTTAAAATACCCAGTTAATAAATCATCATTAATATTTTTATTAAAGACTGCTTGCCAATCTTTAATTCTGGTGGTTATTGACGGAAATTCAAGATCTTCACATATCTGCTTAAATGTTATAAAATCCGGTTTTAACTCTTTTAGTTTCTGTATTTGTTGTTTGTAAAGGTCAATCTCTTCACTATATTGTTCTAAACCGTAAGAAAGATCCATAAGTTTAAGATTATTGTTTATAATCTCTTCGTGTTCCTTAATAGTACTTTCCAGTTCTAACACACCTTTGTTTTTGTAGTTATTATATGCTTTAGCTAGTTTAACACCTTTTACTTTACCGTATCCCTCTATACCAGGTATATTATCAGAAGTGTCCCCTACAATAGCCTTATAATAAAGGTATTCTTTAGGGGTTAAATTAAACTCTTCTTCAAAATTACTAACATCTATTAGCTGCTTTTTGATAGGGTTATAATAGGATATATCCTCTGCAACTAACTGTATAAAGTCTCTATCAACACTAATAATGATTTTCTTTCCATCAATATTTTTACTTAACCAGCTTATAACGTCATCCGCTTCTAACTTACCAGGGAAAATGTTCCTCACTCCAAGTGTTTCGGTTAATTTGACAACTCCTTCTGCACTAGCGTAAACATCTTTGTTTCTATCTTGGTCTCTGGTGCCTTTATAAGAACCCTCTGTTAGAGTGTTTCTAAAATTAGTTTCATTGGTTAGTTTTTTATCCCAAGCAATGTATACATTGTATGCATTAAAATGTTCCACATAAGACTTAACAGTCTTAATAAACGTGAACGTGCTACCAACGTTCTCGCCTTTAGAGTTTATTAATAACCGACCGGTATTATTTGCAACCCAGTGAGTACGGTGAAGGGTATTATTCCCGTCGATTAAGAGCGTTATTTTTTTGTTCATCAGTAGCTTTAAGGTTATATTCTGCTATGCACACATTATATACCTTTTTAGGTAATACATCTACTGGTTCTAAGATTTTATTTTGAATACCCCAATCGAAATCTTTTGCAGCAATTTCCCGGATAAACTTATCCGGTAAGGAAAAGAACACCAATTTGTCTTTACCCTTTTTTACCCTTACTAACCATTCGCCTTTGTACTTTCCTTCAAGTACCACATATATGCGACGTTGTTCAGGTAAAAATTGTAATTTTAACTTTTTAATTATTGTGTCCATACGGGTCTTCCCCGTTAGAATTAGCAACGTTCTGGTTAATCTTATACATTACACGTCTAAAACGTTCTAGTAAAGAATCGTATTCAGCTGTATTGCTTGCAGATACCATTTCAACAGGATTACCGTTAAGATCGTATCCAATAAGCATAAACTGATTCATATACTCTTTCACTTGAGTTTCTAAGCTTTCAATTTCTTTTTTCTTTTCTTTAACAAAGGAATTTTTCACTTTTGCAAACTCAAGCTGAGTGTGTCTAATAAGCTCTTCAAACTTCTTTTGATCCATTACTACTGGAGTCATAGGTGATGGAACGTTTAAGTTTAAAGGACTATTAGGTGCTGGTGCAATAGAGCTACTAGGGGCCGCTGTAGAAGACAAAGAAGAGGTATTAGTTGTAGAAGAATCTACTTTTTTCTTTTTATTATTCTTACCACCAGTTTTTGTATTTTTAGCGGCCATTAATATTACTTAGTATCTCGCTCCGCAGAAGCAACAAAATCATAAAATTCTTTACGAGTTTGTGGTTCGTTCATAAAATCCCCAGATAACTTAGAAGTAATCATAGCACAACCGTGATGCTTTACACCGCGATGGCAAGCGCAAGTATGGGTACATTTAAGAATAACTGCTACACCCTGATTGCCTGTGCATAGTTGATCAATAGCTTTATGTATCTGAACCGTTAATCCTTCTTGTATTTGAGGACGACGAGCATAATGTTCTACAATACGATTAAGTTTAGAAAGACCAATAACCTGACCGTTTTTATCAGGTATGTAAGCTACATGAGCAACACCAGTAAAAGATAGGTGATGGTGCGAACACATAGATACAACAGGTATATTCATCTGACTAACAATACCATCATAACCATCTGATGGAAAAGTAGTAATCTTAGGCGGGCCTTCATAGCAACCTTTAATAAGGTCACATACATATGCTTTAGCTACACGACGAGGTGTATCAGCACTATTGACGTCATTACGCCAATCAATACGTAGAGCATCTAGAAATGTTGAATACGCTTCTGCTGCTTTATCAATAATAGCTTTCCTATCTTCTTCTGTAGTAATCATACTACTATTAGCTGTAGGAAGTGTTGGGTGTTTTACTTCGTTTGACATATTAAAAGATTTTACGGACTTAAACTGTTCGCCCGTGGTATAACTCTGATTTGTTGTTGATTCCATATTTTACTAAATAGCTTATTATAACCTCAATTGAGTCGGTTTTCAACTTAAAACGTTCAGGAATATATTGTCCTCCGTCATAAAATTCAAAAAAGGTTTCATCAAATAATTCTTTGTGATTAACATAACAAGTACAAAATACAGATGCATTGCCTGGGTCAATCATTACTGTCCAGCTACGTGGATCCGCTTCACTATATGCATCAAAGATCTTATAGACCACGTAACCAGAATCTTTAAGTCTTTTTATGAAATAGCTTTGTGTTGTTATCTTGTTAGCCATTATTTTACTAACCCCGATATAATAAACTTAAACTCTGTTTCTGGTGTAGTTTTAACGTAAAAAGACATGACCTTGAGTTTAAGATTTATACCTACTCTTGCGTTTTCAAACTTAACACCAGACAACACTCTAAAAATATCTAGATTAAACGGTATTACTTGAGATAAAGGTTGACCCTCTACTTTATCTACTACTTTAAGAGATATACTATCTGTATTGTCTGTTTCTTTATCACCTAATTCACAGTACACTCCGTCAGGTTGACCGTAAAGATAAATTTTATTAGTAGTCGTAGCAAAAGCACTAGCTTTAAGAATTTCTTGTAGTTTTCTGTAATTAATATCAAAAAACGTATCTAGCTCTAATGCTTCTATTTTTTCCTTTTTTAATGCTACTTTAGGTACAGCTGTATCATCTAAGAAATGATACTTAAATTGAGTAGTATTAGACTTATATAAAAGATGATTACTATTTATAGTAAAAGTAATATCATCTTCTTCTATACACTCAATAACACGTAAGAGTTTTTTAATATCCCCTATGTTAAGGGATTGTTCATTATCTATCCCCGTTACATAATTATACTTACCAAGTAATATGATACTGGTGTCAGGTTTATTACATATAGTGTATAAACCATCTTTAGTAACTTTAATAGATGCGACATCAACGGTTTTACTTACAACATTTAAGAAGTTGTCCGCAAAATCTTTTTTAACCAGTTTGAGTTCCATTTGCTATCTTCGGTTTTTTTTTATTATTAGATTCGATTAGGGTGTTAACTTTATCGTTTAACATTTTAACTGAAGATTGAAGATTATCAATAGCATTCATGATATCTTCGTATTGAACTTTTTTGTTTAAATCAAACTCTAATTGATTAGAATCAGAATATGGTTGAACAATTGCTTGTTCCTGCTGCACGGGCGGTGCAACAAACTGAAAATTATTATGCTCTACTTGTTGAGGTGCAGGTTGCTGATAAACAGGTTGTTGAGGCGGTCTTTGCTGTGGTGCTTGTGGTGGTATCTGCATACCAGCTGCTCTCATAACATTTGAAGGCATAACTTTAGACATATCCACATCCGTTACTTTAAGGCTATCCCCAACAGCGTTCTTTTTAATACCGCCTATATCATTAGATACCATCTTGCCAAGCATAGCAATAGCAATCATTTGCTCTTTAGTCAAGCCTTGAGTATTACCGGCTATTCTTTCAGCATCTGCATCTGACATAGCAGGCGCAGCAGGCCGGTTCATGGCCTGCTGGCGAGCTTGCATAATTTGTTGTCTGCGTTGTTCTTCAGTCATTTAGCTTAGAGGTTATCTAAACCTTCTAGTATTGCCTTTACCTTATCATCGTTCTCAGTATCTTCAACTGCTACGTGAGCTGGTTTAGCAGTTTGTACTGGTTTAACAGCTGCTTTAACAGCAATCTTAGGTGCTTCATATGGTACATCATCATCTACATCATTTACTTCTGTAGGGGTAGATGAAGACGTATTGAATTCGTTATTATAAAAGTGAATATTAAGGAATTCTTGAATTTCATCAGGTGTTTTATGTTCAACCAATGTATTCAGATCATATGTACTATTATAAATTTCAGGAATCTTACTTTCATCAAAACCTTCAATAGGTCCTGGAGAAAGGAACTTAGAAGCAGTATATTTTGGATATTTAGGTGCACCTGGCTTATCAGTTACTTGTTCTGCTTTAATACGGAACGTGCAACCAGTTTCATCTAACTTAAAAATCTTTTCACCGAATTCTTGCGAATCGTCTCCACTAATAGCTGAATTAATAATTTCGTTTAACTGCTTACCATAACGAAGAATCTTTACAGTACCGTTATTCTTTGGTTCATTAGGATCTTGAATAACATAAACGTTTACATACCAGTTTTCTTTACGACGAAGACAAGCTTTAGCTTTTTCTTGATTTTCTTTTGTGCCATCTCTTAAGATCTTAAAATAAGCTTCACTGATTAGGCAGCGTTCATGCCAAGTACTTGGTGATGTAATGCTTACATACTTACCATCTCGCTCACTGTTCCAGCCATGATGAAAATAATGTAAAAAGGTCTCTGCAGGGTTGCTAGTGTTAGGTAATAAACGAACTAGGTAATTACCTGGCTTAGCAATTGAAATGATATTTCTAAAGTTGCTATCTGCATTTTTTGTTTTAGCGCTTTCTAAAGCATTTTTAATGCTTTCGAACATATTAGGATTGAATGTAGGTTTCATAATTTTATTTTATTATAGTATATAAGTTAATCAATATTAATTTTATTAGTTAGTAGTTTGAGACCTTCATCAATTAAGTTCTTTGCTCTAGTAGAAGTAACTATTCGCATTTTATATTTTGAAATGTTAAAAGCTACATCTTTTAAGTATAGTTCTTTATCTTGAAGGTTAAGTGAGTTTAAGTTATTTTCGAAAAAAGGCAACTTAATTAACACGTATATATTAATTAATTTGTCTGCATAATCCACAAATGGTCTAAACGTATAGCCCTTTTTGGAACTAGCATACTGATTTAAAGTAATCTTTTCATTATAACACGTAACAGCTAGGTACTTTAAGGATTTTTTGATATCCTCTATTTGCCCTTCAGTATCAGGCGATTCTTCTAGCTTTTGCTTTTGCATTATACTCCAAACAGCTATTGCTTTTTGAGTGGTATAAAAATTAAGAGGAAATAAATCCTCGTCTTTATATATAACATACGGAGCTTTAAAAAACTCTTTAGGGTCTATTTGCGGAAACTTTTTAAAAAACAATACTAAACGTGCACATAAGATGCCGTCTGGTGTTTTTTCAAAGCCTTCAAAGTCTTTACGTGGTTTCCAAGGTTTGTTTTTAGAGCCTCTAGAGACTCCAAGAAACGTATTGTAAACTTCGGGTATGTTCATTCACTACGATTGTAGTACCTCTCGTACAACTTTGCTACGACAAAGGTTAGAATTATGCTTTAAAAATAGCAATATTGCTTCCTTCTCATTATCAATTTGTACCATGCGCATAAAAACTTTCTTGTATATTTTGTTTTTAATGATTAAACTAAATACTGCAACGCTATTAAGTTTTTTATTGTGTATAATTGAGCAAAACGAACAAAATTTAAGAATTTCGTTTTCTATTTCCTCTTCAATTAAAGCCCCCATTGGGGTTTCAAGTACTGCGCTTTCTAATGCTCCAATTACACCAGACATTATTGTTGAATAGGGGTTAATTGTTTAACGAATTCCATAAAGCCTTCGGTAATCTTACCACCGGCTGCATATTCATGACCACCACCGTCACATAGTTTGTTAGCAAGTTTAGACAAATCAACAGTACATTCTTTCTTTTTTCTGAAAGAGACGTGAGAACTAGAAGCATTAACAAAAAATACAATATCTGCAGGGAATTTCTTGAGAAGATAATCGCACACATCATTAACATACTTATTGCCAGTAGTACCTACAATATAAATAGGTTGCTTACTAATGTTAACATTACCTGAGTACACTTCTAAATTCTTAATGGTGTTATCTCTACCTGTAATGTGATCTTTAATAATATTAACTTCAAACGTGTTAAAACTATCAAACCCGTTATAAAAGCGTTCTATAAACTTATGCACTCTAGTCATATCTAAAGTGCGTTGAGTGTTAATAAACAAACAGTTAATGTCGTAAGATTCTTTTAATTTAAACTGATAGCTATCATAATCATCAGCAAGAGCAATAAGGTACTTTTGTGCAGGTGTTAAAGAATCTTTAAGTAGTGATTTAAAGTGAATATATATTTTCTTAGCGCAAGAAGACGTTTCTACTACATCTACGGTAGCGTTTTTATAGTTATGTTTATTGTTTACATGTGTGAGGTGATGATCAATAATAATAGCTTTTTTGTTATCGATTAAGTCAACACAACTACTTGTATCTAAGTCTAGAAACAAAACATTATCATAATTGTCAAAACTATCATCTTCTAGCCACTTTAAGAACTCTTTTCTAAAAGTACTAACAGTGCAGGCTTTAAATTTAATGTCTCCTAGCTTTGACTTTAATGCCCAATGCAATATTAACAGACTAGTTGCACCGTCTAGGTCAATATCTGTAAAAACATATATGTTGTTGGGATTCACAATGGTTATTTAACTATCTTAGTAATATTTTCCAGCTTTCTTTCTAAATTCATCATTTCATCTTCATTTGAATTGTTATTGGCATCTTTACTGTATTCTTTTTCTACCTTTAAAGATAAAGTGCTATAGTCAATTCTCATTGTTTCTGGTGTGTGTTTAGGTCCAACACGGTTCTTAATACATCCCAAACGAATAAGTCCGAGATCTTGATCGCCTTGTTCTTGATGAATAGACCAAACAACATCAGCAGTAAATGCAACACCTAGAGATTCGGATACGTTTTCTAACCCAGGCTTTTCCATACCATCACGGTTTGTTTGAATTGCACTAACTATAGGCACATTAAAGAAATAAGACAGTGCTCTTAGTTCTTCTGCTGTGTTCTTACCCTGTTCATAAGAGTTATCACCGCTACTAGCTTTAATTAAACCAAGGTAATCTATTACAAGAATATCCGGTTTAATACCTTTTTTAACTAAAGATTCAAGGTAAGATTTAATGCCACCGATTGTAATACTCTTTGGTGGGAATTCTTTAATAAGTAGTTTCTGTTTATGAGTATCTGTAACACTCATAAAGAAATTCTCTAACGGTTTAATTTGTTGTTGTATTTCCCCAATTGGAATTTTAGATAAATGACTACTAATTCTCTTTGCATACATCATTTCAGGCATTTCAAGAGAAATAAGAACAGTGGTAAGACCTCTAGCAGCCATATTAGCTGCAATATTACCTAAAAATATAGACTTACCTACATTAGTCGGTCCTAAGAACAAATACAATGCTCTACCACGTTTAGCTAAACCACCACCGATTTTATTATCAATAAAATCCCAGCCTATTGGTATAGTTTCATTAGGTGCACCTAACTCATCAATAATCTTTTGATACTGACCGTAAAAGTCTAAACCTACATCACTAACAAGCGATATATTACAAGCTTTTTCAAAAACTTGTAAAAATTTACCGTAATCAGATTTATCGTTAGTTACATCTTCTACTATCTTTAATATAGCATTATGTACAGCTTTTTCTTTGAAGTAAACTTCTGTATTATTAATTAACTCTTCAATATTACCTTTATTATCAAATTGTTTGTAACTTAATAAGGTATCTTTAAAAAGCTTAACATCTTCCTCTTTAGGAATATATGTTCTGATTTCTGTAACTGTAGGTAAACATTTACGTTTAGAGTAAAAGTCTTTAATAATATTAATAACAAGTTTATTACCAGGAGATTTAAAGTTCTCTGGTAACAAATGATCAAATATTAAAGAAGTGTAATAAGAGTTAGTAAGAGCATTGTATGCAATGACGTTCTCAAAAAAATCTGTATTGACTGGTAGTTTACTCTTCACGTAGTTATTATAACCTATTTCATTAAAAAAGCTAAGGTTTCCCTTAGCTTTTTTTAATTATTCTGTAGTTTCTTCTATTTTAGGCTCATCAATTGTAGGAGCATCTAATGCTCCTCCATAGCGAACCTTTTCTTTGAGAGTTTCTTCTAACTTTGGAATTACTTTTTCATCCCAAAACTTAGTATCATTCTCCCAAGTTTTAGCATAACCGATTTTCTCTCCGTTAAACTGAAAGGTTGAACCCGTCTGTTGAATAACACCAAATGCTACAGCCATGTCTTTTAAGCCTGCATAACGACTCAATCCAGTACGGAAGTTGTTATACAATTCAGCTTTTAAAAACGGTGGTGCAAAACGATTTTTCACTGTCATTGCTGATAGTGTAACGCCGCTTACATTGTGAGCTACTGCAATTGATTCTTCTTCTTCGTTTTTATCAATTTTTTCGTTTCTAGTCGCAAGCTGAACCAACAAAGAAGCAAGATAAACAGGGCCAGAGCCACCGGACTGTTTTTTAACCAATTCAGGGTAGAGTGAAGTTGGGTTATCATAAATGTGATTAGTGAAAAGAATAGGTACCCGAGCTTTAGCTGCTTTAAACGTTAAAGCTCGCATCATAGACTTCATTGCTTTAGCCTTTGTACCCATATCTGCTGCATCCTTACCTTCTGTAACGTCGCGAAGCTCTTTAGCGCTTGCTAAGTTACCAAGACTATCAATAGCTATAATAACCTTTAAGTTTGGATCATTAGCTGCAATAATCTTGTCTAAAAATGTAGCGATTTGGTTACGGCAATCCTCTACTGTTTCTACTGGATAGTATTTTAAGCGTTTAGGGTCAATACCTACACCTTCAGCTGATTGTTTGTCTACAGCTGCTTCAGTATCCCATACCGCAGCAAAATAACCCTTTTTCTGGGCATTAGCAATAATCTTATTAACAATAAGAGTCTTGCCTGCTCCCGAAGGACCAGAAAAACCAGTTATTCTACCGACAGGTATACCTTTATAAAGAGAACCGGAAAATATTGCATTTAAAGCATAAGAACCGGTATCAATCCAGTCTCCTACAATAGAAAGAGAGTTATCTTCTGATAGCATAGACGCATCTGCATTCAGTGCGTCTACTGCTTCAAAAATATCTTTTAAAGAAGAAGTCTTGGTTTCTGAAACCTTAGACTCTGCTGTTGATTGTTTACGGGACATATATTAGTTACCGTCTGCGTCAAAAAGCTTAATGGTAGGAGCTGGTTGAGCGTTAGATGGTTTAAACATTTCTGTGTATTGACCAATAAGATTTGGCTCAAGCTCTAAATTAGAAGCAAGAGTAATCTGTGTTTTACTAAGTGTCCAAGTTGGAAATGCATCCCTGTCTTTAAAAAACTCTCTAAACATTAAAGGATATAATTGTACTTGTAGTTTCTTTTCTTGTGTAGGAGCTACGTTAAGAATAGCTGGCTTAGTAATAGTAACACTACTATCATCTTGGCTTACAAATGTAGCAACAATAGTACGTTGAATACTGTCTAGGTAAACGATAATTTGATCTGGGTTCATATAGTTATATTAATATAGTTTTTAATTTAATCAAGGTTATTGACGAGGAAACTTAAAGTAAGGTGCTTTTGCGTTAATAAGATACCTGTTAAGTAGTTTTTTATGGGATGCCCGTGTAGGAACAATATCCCATCCACCACGTCTTGCATAGTAGCAAGTTACCATAAGTTCTTCTGGTTGTAATAAGTCCCAAAGGCGTTTATAAGCAGCTTCACAAATTTCTTCATGGAAGTGACATTCATTACGGAATGAAACGATCCACTCTAATAAAGATTGCTCTGTAACTGCTTTATTACCTTTATAATAAATAAAAATATCCCCCGAATCTGGTTGCTTTGTAATCTTACAGTTAGAACGTAATAGAGTACTCATATAAAAGTGTTGCTCTGTTGATTCAGTTTCGTTAGCTACTAACAGATCAGCATTCTCGTTAAATACGGTAAACTTAATTTTCTCTGCACTTTTAATTTGTTCTAATGGACGCCAAATATTAGCACTATGATCTGAAAACCAGACTTTTCTATCTGTTTCAGTTTCAGGATCTGTAATTTGAGAATACAATTCTACTTTAACGTCAGTCTCTAATAATAAAGATAAGTCTTTAGAAGCTGTTTGCTTAATATTTTTAAGTACTTCTTTGGTATTCTTACCCATCTTCTGCATATTAAATGAGTTCCAGTATAGTTTCATTGACTTAGATTCTACAATGAAATCATTTTCAGCAGAATAAACTACTTTAGCCACGCAAGTAACAGGTAGACCACTATCTGTTAATGCACTACATTCATAACCATTCCAAATGTCGTAACCTACAAAGGGTAAGAAACCATTCTTAAGATCAAGGTAAGTACGGTTACGTTGGCGCTCTTCTCGCACCAAAATCTCTGGTGTATACGTGGTAGGAGAATCTACTCTCTGTCCAAGTACTTTGTCAATGTTATTAGTATTATAGCTCATTAGTAAAATCTTTTGTTATTGTATTAGTTATAATTTTAGTTCTTTCTTCAACTGTTCCCATAACGTAAACGAGTTTATTAGCAGGCATTGAATGATGCTTTAAATAAAAGTCAAACTGCTTTACAACCCCATCAAAAAACTCTTTACCTGTGCTTCTTTCACCGTCATCTTTAATATCAAGTTCAGGTACAACGTAAAATATTCTATCATAAACCTTTAGTAATTCTTCGTATACAGATAAAGCAGCTTGATATACTTCTTTATTAACTTGTCCTTTTTCATAAAAATAAGTCGTATATGCAATACCATCTAAAGCACCTCTATCTAAAACCCAGTTACCTGGAGTCAATCCATACTCTAAATGTCTAGCCATTACCAAGTATTGAGTTAGAGAAGTACCACCCTCATTAATAGGTACATTCAAGTCTTTTAACCCTCTAGTTAAATTAGTTCTAAAAGAGAAATGATTGTCGTTTAAAAACAAATCTCCCTTTAGAGTTTTTACTAAAGTAGTTTTACCTTGTGAATGAGCGCCACAAATTGTAGCTTTATAGTTTGTTCTCATAGTTTATTATTTAATAGGCTTTTGCCCATAAAGCCAACCCAATTATCAATTGACAGTTTATGTAAATGCTCAATATATAAATCCACGCTTTTAAAATCCGTATAAAGATCTCCAGTACTAAAACGCATTTCAGATACAACTCTACCTGCATCTACTTCAGGTATAACTTCATGAATAACATGACCATGTGTGTTATACTTTTTAATGGGATATGTTTGCCATACTTTAGCTTGTGGGTCTTTACCTTTTAATTCTGGAAATTTAGTTATAAGTCCTGGATGACCGTTATATATCTTAAACTTACCGCAAATTTCCTGTGGTACAATACGAAGAAAACCGTGTAGTGTAATAACATCTGCATGTCTTATAGCTTCTCTATACTCTTCTACAGTCGGCTTATTTGGTAAAAAAATAAACCGATCAAAACATCTCTCAAGAAGGTTAGGGTTAATTTTATCTAAATCATTAAAACTTTTATTAGTAATAATTGCATCCGGAAAACGACCTATCTTTGTAGATATTTCGTAAATTTCAGATCCACTCTGAGAGAAAAAGGTTTTCCAGATTAAAGTGCGTTTCATAGGTTAAGACGGAACCCTATTGTATTATCACTAAAGAAAATAACAAGTGTAAAATCAACAATACCGTGTTTTATTAGGTAAGGTTTGACATCAGATAGCTCTCTTACCGGCAACTCTTGATTCTTAATACAATCCCAAAAATAATAATCCCTAATAGTAATATTATCTGCCAGGAGATGGGGATAGTTAGCATAAACGGAGTTGGTTATAGCTTCTAATGTAGTCATCCATTAACGTAGTTTCTAAACTGTATCAGATTACTTGCAATAATTCTCTCCTGTATTTCATCTGGTACTACATCTAAAAGATCTACAAGTTTAGTGGATTCTTTCTTCCAATTACCTATTACATCAGAATATCTTACTCTCTTAATACCGTGTACAATAGGAGAAGAAGTATCTAGGGTTTCTATCCAATAGTATTGCGGGCTTTGATAAAAGCTAAACTCTCTCGGATGAGCACAACCTAATAAATGATGGGGTTTATCTTTATTAATAATACCGTCGTTCATTAACTGTGTTAAAGTCATTACTCTACCCATCATATAAGATACCCACTTGTTAGGGTGAGGGAATGCTTTAAGATAATAAGAATAGTCAAATGAAATAGCTAATTTGTCTACACCTATTTCTTGATCTAAAGCTACATAACACTTAACTAGTTCCCCATATGTCTTGCCTTGTACAACTCCAATAGTCTTAGAACTACTAACAAAGTCCCAATCTTTCCATAAGCACTTCTTAGCTGAATCAATAGTACCTTGACAGTCTTCTAATACATCTGGTATAATGTATTCTGTAGGATTAAGCTTTTGTATCCAGTGAGCATAACGTTTAGGGTCAAAAGATGTACCTAGTTCAAAGATAGAGTTATCTAATAAAACGTGTCTACCACCTTTAACACTATCCTCAAAAAACTTGTAATATTGCGGGTGAGTTTCAAAGAGGTGCACGAGTGCATAGCAGTAATCGTTGTATGTACGAGATATCTCTAACATACTTAAAGGAGATTCGTGTGATATCTTAATCATGTGAATAAATCAAATAAGTCGGTTTGTGCTTGATTGTTAAGTTGAGGTAAATGCCAGTTAAGTGCATTATATACAGCTTTTACTGGTGTGACGATGATTGTATTGAACATTTCTTCATAATCAACATGAAAATCGTTTAATTCTGGTGGAAAGCTTACTGGAAAGCAAAGAGTGTCAATATTGTACTTGTTAGGGGCAATATATATCTTTTTTACCTTACCACCAGACGTAATACGTTCATATTTTGTATCCAAATTACGGTGTTTGAGTAATTGATTGTACCAAATAGCGCCTTTTACGTGGTTAGGAGTTCCTTTTGCAATTTTAAACCCTTCCGCTCTTACTTCGTGTTTTTCTATATCACTCAACCCACCTCTAATAGCTACATCGTCAATAGAAAGACTTTTAAAGTTTTCGTATACTTCTCTATAAAGAGCATTTGCTTTGTTTTGATCCTGTATTAGTAGACTGTTCTCAATAACCTTTTTAATTAACTCTTTAGCTTTTTTAGGTGTGGTAGAACGAGCAATTTCAACGCCAACATACTTGAATTTGTTTACATTAGCACCTTCATCATTTAAAACGTGTATAATGTACCGTTTCTTTTCTAGGTATACTCCTACATCACAAATAGATTCTCTCTTAAAATAGTAACGAGGGTCTGTAGAGTTAAGAGCATCTTTAGCCCACTGTTCAATGTTTTTATTAAGGTATACCCCTAATTCGTCGTCAATAAACTTTAACCCCTCTTTATTAACTTTATTGTTAGTTAATATGTCTAGCTTCATTATATCTAATAACGGTTGAATAGTGACGTGAGTACTATCCGTATCGTTATAGATTGTTAATGACTTACCAGTATAGCCTAGTTTTTCTTTAGCGTATTGATCAATAATATCAGATGCTTGCTTAACCACCGACTGACCAGTAAGAGTGATGCTACCAGCATGATCACTATCACAAATAGGGCTAAACTTATTAGCAAAAACACCGTAGATAGAGTTGAGAAGAATTTTGATGACATGCTGTATGGTGTCAGCTCGTTCCATATTAAACTTACACGTTTTGTATTCATCTGTATCAGGGGTTAGGTCGCTTAATTTTTTCTTTAAACTAACATATTGGTTTTTGTTTACAATTCGCTCTTTGTATAAACTATCAATTAAAGAAGGCACTACACCTCTTTTCTTTTGAGTGTAAAGTACATTTGCTTTGGATATAGCGAGCTTCTCTACTTGTACAAATTGTACAAATTGCTCGTTAGACATTTTAAAGTCTTTTTTATTTGAAGCTAGACGTACTGTAACCCCATTATCATCTTTATTAACTATCTTACCGACCTTTGTCTCCGGGGATATATTCAGGGTAATGATAGTGCTAGGGTATAGTGAGTTAGCGTCATAACTTACAATTGACTTCTGCAAACCTCTTTCAGGGTCTTTAACAAATCCACCTGGTACTTCTTCTCTAATTGGTCCTTCAACGAAAGTAGGTATAATCATACCGTGTTTATATGCTTCTAAAGCAACACACCCGGTAACAATAGATACTTTACCTAAAGCAGCTTCAAACGACGTTAAACCTTTATAAGCTAACATACGAATGATTTTAAAGAACTGTAATTTCTTTTCCATTCGTACTAACAGATCAACGTCTTGTATGTTATAATCAACAAAGTTATTCCAATCGTTAGTAGAAAGAGAGGCTAGGTTGGTAGCATTGATAGCTAGTTTACCTTCTCCCAGTTCATGTTGTGCTACAAAGTTAAGAGCATAAGACTCTAACAAACCACGCGCAAAACCTCTATATACTTCAAGGTAATCCATTGCTGATACACCATGTATGTACCAGCGATCTAATTCTTGACCCTTAACGAAGATACCTTTACGGCACCATAAACTCTTTACAGGAGACAAACGCTTTGATTGCTCTTCACCAAGAATATTGTTAATACGATTAATAAGGTAAGGAAAATCGAAAAAGTCCGTGTTCCAACCAGATAATATGTCAGGAAAGTAATCGTTTTCCCAGAACTCTAAAAACTTCTCTAACAAATCATACTCGCTAGTGCATTCAGTGTAAACAACGTTCGTACGAGAAGGAGTATAAGGCTTACAACCCCAAGTGTAAAAAGTCTCCGAAAGATTATCATAAATGGTAATAAGGTTGATAGGGTGTTTTGCATCTTTAGCTTCAGGAAACTCATCTGGTGAATATACTTCGATATCTAAAAAGCATACCTTTAATGGGTTTATAGAGAATTCAGGCTTCTCATAATCGTTCTTATATGTATCAATAAGAAACTGCTGCTCTACTTGTATGTTATGATAAAGTCTTTTTATTGCTCCATCTTGAGCGGCTTTATTGCGTTCAAAGTTACTTTCAAAGACTTTCTTCTTTAACTTTGTATTAAAGATAGAAAGTCCGTCAACAGTATCTGAATTAGTTTCTATGTAGAAATAAGGAAGGTGTCGTTGTTTCTTAACAATACGATTACCTTGCTCATCCCACGTAAAAAGATAGCAGTTACTTTCTCTTTGATTATAATAAACGTTTCTATACACAGCCCATTATTATGGGACCATTTACGAACTTATCAAGAGAAATATAGACTACAATACTCATTAATATGGTCTTCTAACCAATACTTGCATGCGTTTTTACGGGCAAGATCTGATTCAGTAAGATAGCGCTTACGATCAGACATAACTTTCTTAATAATTTCAATCATTTCTTCACCGGTATTAAACTTTAACGGTGCATCCTTATAAGGTTCTAAGTTTTGACATACACAAGGTAAGCCTAAAGCCCCGGCTTCAATATGTTTAATATTAGCTTTAGCAAGATTAAATTTATTATTTTGCAAAGGTGCAATAACAATATTGACGTTTAAAGCATTAAATGTAGAAGGGTAATCCCATATGCGAGTCCAACCTACATATTCGATTTCTCCACTTCTGACGTGTTCAGCAAGTTCAGCAGGACATCCGCCCATTAGCACCCATTTAAACTGTTTAAGAGTCTTTTTAATAACATTAACAATATCACCAAAGTCGTCTTTTACATCTTTCAAGCCAGCTATATTAAAATGCGTAGGGCTTCCAATATAACCTACTCGTGGTCGACGTTTGTTATCTTCGTAATTATCCGAAATCTTACTCTTTACATAGAAACGGTCCATCCAGAACTTAGGCATGTAATTAGGCAATGTAATGCCCCTTACTCCAGACCTTTCTTCGTAGTATTTTGACATATAATCTGTAGGGGCAGTAATACCATCACAAAGCTGCATAATTTGTATTGCGGTTTTAGCAATGTTAGGATCTGTAAAGGCTTCACGTGCTTTGTTATAAACTGGAATGTCTTCAGCAAATATAACGTCATCAATTTCGTAATATATCTTAAAGTTATTAGTCTTATTAGATATATTTCTTAAAAACTGTACAAACTGTAACTGAGTAGGTGTAACTTGTCTTTGTATTCTTACACTTCTTACATCTTGATAGAAGTTTTCCTGCAAAATCATGAAGTTATTGTTATTAATAATACCTAATTGATTACCATTAATAATAGCTTCAGGCCAGTGCATTCTCCAGAATCCGCAGCCTTGATGATCTGCAGCATAACTTACTGCACGTTTCATATCTTGAGGTATACCTGTAGGCATGCTTACAGGTGTTGGTTGGCTGTTTGCTAACGGGCTACCTATTGTAGGTGCACCGAAAGGTAATTGAGGGGCTCCGAAGACTCCACCGTTATTAGACATCATAATTGGTTGTTCTAGTTGTTATACCGTTTCTTTTTTCAAGATAAACGATTTCCCCGCCAATACAATACTTTTTACTTTCTTTGCGGTGTGAAATAATGTAAATTGATTCATTATAATTATCTACTCGATCTTTAAGAATATCAAGTACTAACTCAATGCCTTTCTCGTCTAAAGATGAGTCGAGAAGTTCGTCAAACATACTTAAATTAATCCAAACATCTGCTTGTGCTCTACGTATATCTTGAAATGTAAATAGCATTGCAAGGTCAATTGCTTTACGTTCAGCTCCAGAAAAATTAAAGTAGCTACACTCGCTACCTCTTTCATTAGTAATAGTTTCTTCAAAGTATTCATTAAATGTAACGATACTATTACTTTCAAGCTTACGCAAATAAAAGGCTAGTCTTGTATTAAGAACCTGAAGTATTTTCTTTACGATAAACGACTTTACACCTTCTTCTGAAGCAATATACTTAGCGGACTCAATAATATCGAGTTTTTCTTGAAAAGCCGTAATGTTCTTTTTTATTTCCTCTTGTCTTGCAGTAATGCCATCGATAATTTCTTGAAAATTATTAGAATCATTATTAAGTTGATCTATATCTACAACAAGGGATTGTAACCACTCGTTTAATTGCTTTATACGGTTATTGTTAGATTCTACATCTTTACGACGTATTAAAAAGTCGTTTAACTTAGTTTGAGTATCAGTAATAGACTTTTCTATCTTTAAAATACTGTCTCGAGCTTTATCTAAACGTGGGGCTTCCTTAGCTAGTGTTTCGTTAGCATCTGAAATGTACTTTTCGTACTCAGCTTTGTCTTTTTCGTATTCAATGTTAAGGTTACCACCACAGTGAGGACACTTACTGTCTGTTTTTTGTAATTTCTTAAGACGTTCTGTATAGAACTTAAGGTTAGCATTTGCTTCTGCAACACTCTTATTAATAGCATCAACTTTCTTATTAAAAGCTACTTTAGCGTCTTTCCAGTTCTTTAATTCTGTTTCAACCGCTTTTTGAGCTTCTACATCTACAGACTCTAAACTATTGAGTTTTTCTTTTATTACAACTAGCTCTTGTTCGTTATTCTTTTGACGTTGTAACAGTACTGCTAATCTCTTTTTCTTAGATTCTTCATGTGTATCTTTCTGTTTATTTGCTTCTAATAAAGAACGAGCTGTTTCATTTAGTTTTGAGTCTTCAATATCTAAACTCTTTTTTACTTCATTGAATTCGGTACGCGCTAACAAAAGCATATTACCAAACACCTCTAAACCTAAAATACCTTCAATAAATTTACGCTTTTCTACTTTCTTTTGAGCCATAAACGGTATAGTACTGTTTAAGGTCATAATAACAGTATTCTGAAATATTTCAGAAGTAGTACCTATTGTCTTTACAATAAGCTCCGTAGTTTGAGGTATACCAGAACGAGACATATCTACTCCGTTCTCGAAAAAGTAACACTTAGTAGGATTTATAGTTCTAATTATTTTGTAATTATTAACTGCATCTCCTGTATGAATATCAAAGTCTAGCTCTACTTCACATAAAGCTTCTGGGGCTTGATCATTAACAATGTTTTCCTTCTTAAGCTCTCGTATAGAGTTACCGAACAACGCAAAATGCATTGCATCAGCAATAGTAGATTTACCTACTCCATTAGCTCTATCAGCTTTATCATAGTTCTTACCGGTAATAATATTTAAACCGGGTTTATAATCAATCTCTACAGGCTTCTTGCCTATAGATAAGAAGTTAAAAGCCTTTAAGTGCTTAAAGTGTACATAACGCATCAGTTATGATTATAGTCTCTCTATACGGAAAGCCAGGACCAAGTACTGATATGTTGCATTAATTCCTCTTTGGACATATCAACTATCCTGTTAAATTCCGCTACATTCTTTGTGTAGTTAGGATTGGATTCGTTGCTATTAATGCTTCTACTATGATTTATATGATATAATGGACCTTTTACTCTACCTACATTATAACCGAGTTTAACAAAACGACGAAACCTTTCCCAATCTTCTGCACCCCAGGAAATAAAGTTTTCATTTTCCATACCACCTTTAATAAACACTTTTTTGTTCCATAAAATAGCGCCACCCACAGAATTACTACCAAAATTAGGGTAATTTGCAGGATCTAATTCATCTACATTAAATGTATTGTTTAAAGCTTCTCTTGGTATGTTAACAAACAAGCCGCCATAAGGATAAACAAAATCTACATCATTAGATCTTAAGATCTTTACCGCTTTTACTACTTGTTTAATAGGGAACAAAACATCACAATCATAATTGACTATGTAGTCTGTTCTAGATAAACGCGCCATTTCATTTAAGTAGCGAGTACGATGAAATAGCCCGTTACCTTCTTCATATATGTGAATAATGCTACTATCCTTAAAGTCTACTAACTTTTTAGGTCCGTTCTCGTAAATGATAATATTAGTATCAAAGTTAGTCTGTAAATATGATACAATATATTTTAAATTAAACGCTCTATCTTCACTATCAATTCTGATAGGTATATTAAATGTAACGTTTTTTAAATCTATTTTAGTTTGCATATTTCCAGTAAGTTGAAAGGGTGTGGTGTATGTTTCTATCTCTTAATAGAAACAAATCGCAAGGTATTTTTTTAATTGGTATACGTTTAGTTTTAAGCATATGAGTTATTAACTCTTCTCCAGATGTTATTTTAACACCAACTTTAAAATAATTAGTAATATTATCGTAAATCTCTCCGTATAACTTCATATTATTAGAAGTAGAAAAGTTTAACCAATCAGATATAACTAAAGGATTAGCACATACATTAGGTGAAAACACCCCTTCTGTAAGATTGTACGAAGCAGGATCAAGTCTAGATTCAAGACCGATATCAAACCGAGTACGTATAACTACATCATATTTGAAGTTATTAGCTAATTCATATTCTGCTAAAAGTCTTAAACTATCTTTAATAGAATAAAACATACTAAAATGTATAAAAGCAGCTGGAGAGCATTCTTGTACTTCAGGTGGTACTACTTCTTTTTGAGGTTCTACAAGTATAGCTTTAGGTTCATACAAGTAACAATCCTTATTGAGAGGTCCTTCCCAAGTATGTATGAATATATCGTAATTGTTAAAGTCTACAAGATTTCTGCGAAGTGTTTCTAAACCTTCAACCACAAAACGACTTTGACCTGAAAATGATATAGCTTTTCTCATAAAAGTACTTTATCACTTGGTACTGAAGGCCATTTTACTACGATTAAATCTACATCGTTTATAATATAAACATCAGATACTTCATTAGGATGATATACAAACATATCTCCTGCTTTTAATATCTTATTATCAATCTTTAAAGCCCCGTTTACAATGTATGTTAATTCCGTTACTATTTTATGAGTGTGTAACGGACCTTTATAACCAGCTACATGATGGTGATGAGCCACTTCAAAGAAAGGGTTTTTAAATACAGCTGGATTAAAATCTCCAATAAACCAACCGTTGTTGAAATCTTTTATGTTATAAGTGTCCATAGCTACTTTCTATCTTTTGTATACGAGCACAATGTCTACCGCCTTCAAACGTAGTGCGTTTAAATATACTAATATATTCTACAAGTTTATCTACATTAGTAATACGTGTGGGTATAGAGAAAAAGTTACAGCAATTATGTTTAATTGAGTTTTCAGCACTTATTTCATCGTATATTAATGCAGACCTTATACCATCTGTTTTATTAGCTGCAATATTAACAGCTTGCCCGGTATAACAAAAGCCAATACCATGAGTACAAGTACCGTTTTTAATAAACGTTATTGCTTGAGATATATAATCAAACTGATCACAGTCTTTATTTGTAAAGCACCCTAAATCAATGTATTCATAATTAAAAGCACTAAGAATGGTCTTACACCTTTCCTTAAGTTCAAAACCGCTGTGATCACTAGCAAGTGCTATTTTACCTTTACCAAAATGGTTTAGCACTCGAGTAGTAAAGAATTTATATTCTTCAGGTGTACCCATAATAAACATCTCGTCAACGTCTTTTATAGTAACCTTTAAACCGTCTTCTATCATTAAATTGTAAAGAGGAGTAATATAGAACTCATTACGGGTACGCAGATTCTTTTTTATCATTTTTTCTGCATACTTTACAAATACCTTACCTGTTTTAAACCCGTATACCCCAACGCATGCATTATTGCTGACTACTTCTTTTTCTGCAGTTAATAATGCATAGTTGTTTGAAGTACCGTCAGTTTTTACGTAACTGTAAGCAGGGTTATTGCTTTTAAATGTTAATACATTACCGTCTTCACTAAGATCAAAAGGCTTAAAAATAGGTTTAAAGTGTACGTCTACAGTATATATAAAAAGCGGTAAATTATTATTAATGTGCTGCTTAGCTAATAAACAAGTAGAAACACTACCGTCTGTTACTCTATCAATAACTACTATTTGTATATCTCTACCGAATTTCTTTCGAAATATTTCATCTACTCCAAAATTATTAATATGATCTTGTCGTAAACAAAATATTAAGTTACATTCAGATGTATCAATAGAACTCAATGCCCAGTCAATTAAGTGCTTATCATAAGCAGTAATCATGTACTTTGGTACAACAAATCCTTCATCAACAAAGCGTTGACCACGACCAGCAAGAGGTACTAAAAGGTTATACTTTTTCATTTTTGAAGTGTTTGGTTAACTCATTATGAGCGTTTTGTATTACCTTAGGAAGGTCTCTTGTACTATCAAGTAATCCTGCTAATATATATGCGGCAAATTTGTCTCCAGCTCCAAGTACATTAATGTCTGGAACAAGCTCTGCTTCAAAGTAGTATTTCGTACCGCTTTTACTGTATAAAATGCTGCCACTTGAGCTGTGTTGCAGTACATTACCTCTTACTGACTTGCAAAGGCTTGATATATTAAGATGATGTGAATCCTCATCTGATATTAGTAGAAGATCTATATAATCTAAGCTAGAATCATATACATTTAAAGGTGTACCGTTGCAAGTATCAGCTACATTAATGCCGTCTAGTTTTGAAATAAAACTTCTATCGTGCAACTCATTTAAATACATTATATGATTAATCTTACTAGAATGTATAAAGGGTGATTGAGTTTTTAAAGACAAACGGGATATACTCGTGCGTTTACATTGTTTAACATCAACCATTATCAATGACTCTCCTATATCAGTAGGTTCTACTTTAACCTTAAAATGAGGATTGATTGTTTTAAGCTGATTCCAAACATTACCTATACATCCCGCAGAAAATCTGTTTTTAAAATCTTCGTATATGTTGTCATAGCTTAGATGCCCGTAAAGTGTTATATCAAAATTTTTCATTACGGTCCCATTTAATTAAAACATCCACGGTTGGCTCAAAAACCATACCTTTTAATAAAAAATACTCAAATAGTTTAACAATTACTCCTTCTCCGCCTTTAACTTCGAGGTCAATTGCAACTTTCTTAACGCTATTGGGAGAATCTGAAGGGCAAAAACTATACCCTACTTGATTCATTATGTTAATATCAAAGACATCATCTCCAACATATACCATGTCTAAGCTTTCTACATTATAACGAGTCTCAAATTTTGGTATGTAGGTTGCTTTGTCTACCATACCGCCACTATCTCTATTGTTAAAGAAATCTATGTTTCTGTTATTTGCTACTGCTTCATTAACGTTAGTATCTCCAGAAAGAAACACTATATCCCAGCCATTAGCTTTAAATTGCTTAATAGCTGTAAAATCCTTATCATTAAAGGTTTTGTATATGCCTTTACCGGTATTATCGTAATACTTTTTACCGTCAGTTAGTACACCATCAACGTCTAAGACTATTAACATAATCTTTATAATAATATATATTATCAGAACAAATTCCAGCAAAATCTAATAAATGTTCAGATGCAAATGTCCATCTCGGATCCTCTGGCATTACACAGATAGCATCTTTATAAGCTTTTTTATATGTCGGGCTTAACCATATAAAACCAGCGGTTGTTACTACAAAATCGTCTTTATCTATACTAAAACAGTTAACCGCATAATGCTTAATTTGATTTAAAGCTTCTATATTTTTACAATGTAGCCAAAGGTTATCTTGTGCAATAAACTCAAACTCTACATTATACTGAGGGGCATCATGCCCAAGATAAAAATCTTCATCTATGTACCACAAATCTATTTCCACATTAAACCCATGATCTAAACAGTATTTTATTTGATCGGGGTGGTTCTCTTTATCGGATTTACCATTAAGATTACCTCTATGTGAAATATAACGCATTATTTAAAGTTTTTTCTGTCATCTAATTCTGGTTTGTTCTTTTGCGTCCACATAGCACCCATAATATTCCATACTACAGCTGATAAATGGTCTTCGTCTTCTTCTCCTGCCCACCATTTAAGTAGATGGCGTTGTGCACTATCATAAAATACAGAAGTAGTCATGCCGTGCTTCCAGTTATCAAACCCGTACTTTTCACCACCTTTACGGTAATGATCCATCACCTTAATAAGTTCTTGTGTAGGTATTAAACTCATTCTTGGTTTACCTACATCTGTATCTCTTTGGGCTCCTGTATCAAACTGTCTTTTCATTTTTATTTAAAATATTGTTAAAGATCCAATCTTCGGATAAAATATAGTTTTGTGCAAGTTTAAAATTCTCTTCTATAGCAGCTTTTTTGCTATTATAAAAGTCTGGTGTACAAGTTTTAAGTTTATCCTTTAAATCATACATATCATTAAATATAACAAAACCATCAATATTAAAAAACTTCTCTATAGATGGGCACCCCCAATAAATCGGAATTGTGCCAGTCATTAAACAATCTATAAGCTTTTCTGTAAAATAAAAATCCTTCTTACAGTTTTCAATAGCAAAATGAAACCTATAATCTTTAAGTCCCTCAATTTTATTCATTGAGTGTATTATAAATTGTTTGTAACTCGGACCAAAAGCATCAATATTCTTACCGGATGCATGTATAATTTGATGTCTTAATTGATGTCCAGGTAATTGATTTTTATTAGATGCAATAATAGAAAACATTTTACTTTTTTCATATATTTGCCTTAATTCTACTGGAATCCAGCATCCACCTACAGGATACCATTTAGCATTAGGTAAACTTAAATACTCTTTATCGTGAGTCCATATCTGTTTGTACCTATGGGGGTTATTCTTTACATATTCATAAGCAAACGGGTGTATACCTTGAGGTTCTAATAACCATGCTATATTACCGTTTTCTAATTGGTAGTCTGTACATATTACGTCTACACCAGGAGGGGCGTCTGACCGATTCCAAATAACATGTTTTGCAATACTAACCGGTGGTGTAGGGTTATTACTGAATATACAATGTGCAAAATTACTATCTTTAATATAGAGTTCTATTTTATTCATTTTTGTATCCATCCTTCTACTACTAAGTCTTTACCATCAGAGGGACCTTTTGAACCAAACCAAAGCTTAGGCATAACAATTACTTTATCAGAATTGTTATTAAGCCAGGCTGCCCACCAAGAAAATGTAGAATTTGTAATAATATTATTTTTACAAAGTGATATACCTATAAAGTCGTCTATTTGAGTTCTACCTTGTAGAAATAAAACCTTTTTACCGGTACGATTAAATAAATCTTTATTTTGTTTACACCAAGGTATATCATCAGAGAATACAATGTAGGTTTTTACTTCTGCGCGTTCTTCTATTTCTTTTTGTGCAGAAAACCAATAATCTTGTGGTTGTTGAGGGTGAATATTGGGATAGTTTAAATAATCTCCGCGCCGCACATGTATAGAGCAAGTAGTAGATAAATCTATTTGATTTAATACGTTTTTTACTTCATCTACTAAAGTAGAATTAAATTGAAATACGTCTCTTATTTTATCTTCTACTTTATTAAAGTACTTATCACTCTGAAAATACCCATCTAAATAAACAAATGTATTGACCGGTAACTCTACAGGGTTATAATCAAAGCTCTTTTCTTTAACTATAACAGACGGTCCCGGTGCTAAACCTGGTAATTTATTAGCAAAATACGTATTGTTCTTCCAGTTAGAAAACCCGTAACGCAAATTATGATCCATTGCTATACCAATAGTGCTAGCAATTAAAAATAGCTGATTACCTAAACCATGTCCCTGAGATTTTAATAGACCTATGTGAGATACTTGCATGTTATTTGTTTAGGTTAATTACATTTTTAGTATATATTGTTTTCAAGGCACTTAACACCTTTTCTAAAGGAGTATCAGTATTTTCTACAGCAGATTTGCCGTGTACCTTTCTGTAGTAATTAGCCCCGTCTATCATGTTCTTAGTCCATTTCTCAGTATGTGTTATAGAACTGTTTTGTATTGAACCGGGTATCTCTTTAAGCATTTCATCACTGCCTTCTACGTCTGGAAACCACCAAAAAGCTGGCATATAACCACCTTTAATAATTCTTTGACATAATTCTACATGTTCCCATGCATTTTTAAAATACGGATCGTGATAACCAACACTCTCTATAACACTCGGGTGAAAATAAGAGAATGCCCCAACGCAATGCTGGTTAAGAGCAACCTTTATACCTTTTGGATATTCTACTATATATCTTGGTCTAGGTGATTTATAATCTGGTGTTCTATTAGCAGGTCCGTGATAACCAAAGTTTAAATGAAATACACCAGAACCTAAAGCTGTATCAATGTATTTTTGCCAAACATCTGGAGTCTGAACTAAAATGTCATTTTCAATAAGAAATATATGGTCACATTTCCTATTCATAAGAACATTCATTGCTCTATTTTTAGCAACACCAACCGTTTGATAGGGTGGTCTATTATTCATTATTTCAATACCTTCTGGTAATGTACCGTCAGGAATCTTAATACCATCATTAATAAGAATAATATCTGTTAATGGGCCTTTGTTTGCAAGTAAACTCTGTACACATTGTTTTGTGTATTCTAATCTATCGCATGCTATAACGGCTACTCCTATTTTCATGTTAAAGAATGGGCTTTATGATATAAATCGTTAATGTAAGACTTTACTTTATCTTTATGCTTAATTTCAAGTAAATCAATGAATTCTGATATAGAATTTTCTACACTTATATTAAAGTCTTTTGTGTTTGCTTCTTCTATATTGAGTTTAGAGTTTTCATTATAATCATATTCAATAGCAAATTCAACCGGCTTGATAGAATTGAGCTTTTTTACCATCTTATCTACGACTTCCGGTTCTAATGGTGTATCGATGTAGAACTTAATTATATTTCCTTTAATAAGAGTCTTAAGTTCCTCTACAGTGTACTTACCACCTGCAATCTCTTTGTACGTTATCTTATTATGTTGTGGGGATATAGTATTTTCAATAAAATCATACCCTAACGTATCAAGATCTAGTATGTATAGTCCCTTTTTAGTATTGTAATCTCCCCAGTCTTGTTGATATGGTGAACCAGCATAAAGAATAGTACGGTCTTCATATTTGCGTTCTTCTCTATGATGAAAATGACCTGAAACAGTGAGTTTTGCTCTACTAGTAAGATCGGTTGTTTTTAAACCGTTAGTACACACTTTGAAAGCATTCATCTTAAAACTATTAATTTCAAAATGCCCTACGATTAAATCGCATACGGGTACTTCTTCTATTTCTTGCCCCCACGGACAGAAAGCTATTTTCGTTTTCTTATAATCAAATACAAACAACCTATCAATAACAGTAATATTAGTCCATCCTTTGAGAATAGAAACAGAATTAACATTAGAATTATCTTTATAATAAGCATCATGATTGCCAACAGTAATGATAATATTAAAGTCGATAAACTCCCTAAAAATATCATTAACAATATGAAGAGTATTAACAGCAATATCATTTCTATCATGGAATATATCTCCTGGTATAATTATATCTTTTATATTACGTTGTCTAAATTGATCTGCAGCCCACTTAGCATGATCCATCGCAATCTTATGCCATGTCTCGCTATTACGATGTACACCATAATGCGGGTCAGAAAAAATACCTACTTTAGAATTATGAATTTTCATTATTACGTTTATTTGGATTAACAGGGTCATCTACACCTACCTGTGGTCCAATTACACTATAAACTTCTTCTTGATA